GGGCGGTTGTGGCGGTTGGGGGTCAATTATGTGTTTGGGCACCCAAATGTGTTTTGAGATTTTTCTTGAATAGGCCGCGTGTGGGTGGGCCATAGGGGGGTGCTGAAAACCAAGGTCTACAAACCGCCCCCGGTCTGTGAACGAAGGTACTCATAGGGTAAACCCCTAGTAAATAATTTTAAACAAGGCATACATCTGCGATTTATTTTGATATAATAAACACATGACAACGAAAGACACTATGAATAAGATTCAAGAATTTTTAGATGTAGCACTGTGCATGGCTTGCATTGCCGTGCCATTTGTGTTATACTTTGCTTTTGTGATGAAACCTTGATTAACTGGAGAAACTAAATGACTGCAAAAACTGTGAACTACTCCCCTGAACAAACAGCTAAGATGGTGGCCGACTATCAGGCTGGCGTTACTGTAGAACAAATGGCCTCAGAATTGGGCAAAACTGTACGCTCTATTGTTGCCAAGCTCTCACGTGAAAAGGTCTATAAGGCTAAGACTTATGTATCCAAGACTGGTGAGGCTGTAATCAAAAAGGATACAGTTGCCGACTACATTGGTGAGGCATTGGGCTTGGCTGAAGCTGATACAGAATCGCTAACCAAAGCTAACAAAAATGCACTGAAGGCAATCGCTGATTTTATCCGGACTGAAAAGACCTGATCGTAGCAGGGGGCTTTGGCCCCTGCCCACAGAAATGAATACTTTCGTTTCTGTGGGCGCCAATTATACCACATATAATTGGCACGTGTCAAGGGTTTGGTGATTGATTTTTTCAATGGGCACGATTGATAAATACAATCGAAATATTTGTGTGAGTTGGGGACAATCGGGCCAAAGCCGTGTATAATTGATACATCAACAACGAACAGAGGTTCAAAATGGCAAAGATTACTAAAGTTAGCATTTACGACATGGATGGTACTATTGTTTGCAGTTTGCACAGATACCGCACAATCGTTGACGAATCGGGCGAGCGCATTGATTTGAACTACTGGCGCGAAAATGAGTACCGCGCAATGGATGATTCGCTTTTGCCAATGGCCGCACAATATCGCCGTGATTTGAATGACGAAAATTGTTTTGTGATTATTGCAACTGCCCGAGTTTTGCATGATGCCGACAATACATTTATTCGCGATATTCTCGGCGAACCTGATTATATTATCTCGCGCATGGATGGCGACACCACCTCAGGCGGTAAATTAAAAATTGCGGGTTTGGCAAAGTTTTTTAATTTGAAGCCATTTGCAAATGCTGAATTTACATTCTATGAAGATAATACCACTTATTTAAAAGCGGTTTGTGACCGTTTTAATATCCGGGGGGTTTATGTTCCCAGTAAACAAGGCCACTAATATATAATCCCTTCGGGGATTATATATAATCAAATTAATCTGGAGAATAAAATGTTTGAATTAACTATTTATATGGCTGGCATTATTATTATGATGATTGCTTTTGCTATTCGCACAACTGGCCAAGATATTGCACCGGCTGTTTTACTTTCAATATTTTGGCCAATATCAATTTTGGTAATGATTATCCTGAAAGGATTATGGGCTATTAATTGGGATATTGATATTGTTAGCACAAATAAATGGTTTCATTATAGAAAACCAACTAACCCAGAGGTTAGAGGTTTTGCCATTAATATATTCAAACTAGAATTTCAATTTTGGCAGAAACGTAAAATTTAATACCTTTGTTTGCAAACCAAAAATGAATACTTTGGTTTGCAATTTTGCGCCAAAATTATACCACATAATTTTGGGCCGTGTCAAGGGGTTTCGCCAAAAAACAACGAAAATAATTGTAACAGTCGCCGAATTTTGTTACACTTTATTTTGGGGCATTGGCCCAAAAACTGGCTTTTTAGGCGTATAATAAACGCATGGACAAAAAATCTATTCTCAAACTTGTAGGCCGTGAATCTGTAATGATTTGGGATTCACTTTGTGAAATTTATCCCACTTTGGTATTCATTGACCCGCCGAAACTGAAACTTAATCCTTACTTTTGGCGTACCGCTGGATGCTGTCACCAAGCCGCTGGAATTGTAGAACTTGGGTTCAAGTTTTTTGCAAAACGTGAGAACTTGAGTACTATGATTGACGTGATTTTGCCACATGAAATCATACATTATGCGGATTTTGTTTTGTACGGCGAATCAGAAAAAATTTGTGGTCACGGCGAAAAATGGGCGGAAATCATGGTAAACTATGGTCTACCCGCTGACCCCTTTCACACAATGGAGACTCCCCGAAAATGATTACTTTTATTTCTTGGTTTGGCACTACAGTTTCAATCGTTGGCTCGTTTGCAGTTGCAAACGCGAGTTTTCAAATTGGCTACGTTTTGTTCACTTTAGGGTCACTGGCTTGGCTAACAGTTGCTTTTGTTCGCCGCGACCGTTCGCTGGGTGTACTTAATGGCACATTTTTTGTTGCCAACTTGTTGGGAATTTACAACAACTTTTTTTAAAATAATTTTTTATTTTCACGGTTTTTGAAAAAATCGTGATATAATAACCTTGTTGACGCGATAAAGCGAAAACCTGCGAATTCCGGCAGTCTCCGGTAATGAGAACCAAATGGCTAAAAAACAATTTTTCTGTATTCTTGACACTGAAACCACAATGGCCGATACAGTCGCCGATTTTGCCATGATAATCGTTGATCGTGAGGGCAAAATTTATAACCAATGCGCGGTACTTGTTGCCGGTCATTATGGCACGCATGAGTTGTTTCATGATAAAGCGGCCAATGATATTTGGGGGTATGGTGGCCTTGAAAAACGCAAAGCCAATTATATTCAAATGCTGGATAATGGCACTCGAATGGTTGCTTCTGTAAATGCCATTAATAAATGGATTAATCAAGCAATTGGTAAATATAACCCACAATTGACCGCTTATAATCTCGCATTTGACAAATCAAAATGCCTTAATACTGGCATTGATTTGTCGGGTTTTAATGGTGAATTTTGCCTTTGGCAAGCCGCCGTTGGTAATATCTGCAATAAAAAAGATTATCGTAATTTTGCCCTTCAAAATCACGCATTTAATAAAGTCACCCAAAATGGTAATATGACTTTTCAAACTAATGCTGAAATCGTTTGCGGTTTTATTAATGGCGAGTTTATCAAAGAACCGCATACCGCATTGGAAGATGCACGCGATTTTGAATTGCCGATTTTGAAAACCATTATCAAAAAACGCGGTTGGCAAGATAATGTTAAGCCATATTCATGGCGTGATTTTCAAACAAAAGATTGGTTTGCAGCAAAATAAATAGATAATCGGGGAGAAATCCCCGATTATATCAAAATGAAAATCTTTTGGATTATCGCATTATGTTTGCACTTAATGGATGATAAGCGGCTAGAATCTCGAATAGATAAAAAGCCTTTTCAAATTCAAACTGTCACGGGGATTATATAATGGAATATATCGGCTGGATTGGTGGCATATTATTGGCATTTTGCGGATTACCGCAGGCAATAGAATCTTATCGAACAAAATCGTCGGCTGGATTAACTTGGGGATTTTTGATTATGTGGGGCGTGGGGGAATTATTTACAATTGTTTATGTTATTCCAAAATGGCACTGGCCCCTTATATTCAATTACACGGCCAACATTATATTTATTTCAATAATCGTTTATTATAAAATAAAGCCACAAAAATAAAATGCCCCGAAAGGGGCTTTTTTGCGTCTGCAAACAAAAGTACTCACGGCCAAAAATGAATACTTTTGTTTCTGGCGGCGCCAATTTTATCATATAAATTGTGCCCGTGTCAAGGTTTTTTTAATAACTTATTTTTTGTGTGTGTTTAAAAAACAACACAATCCTGTGTTATAATTTCATCATGGACAAAAACACACAAACCCCCAAACTTGTACAAGATCGCAAAACGGGCGAATGGTACAATCCGCAGGAAAAACTCGACCAACTGTTAAAAAGCGAATTTTTCCAAAAAATTATGCTCAGACTGAAAAATCTGTGATATAATAGAATCTTCAACAACACAACACACTAGGAAATCAAAATGACTGCAAAAACTGTAAACTACACTGCCGAACAAACTGCCCAAATCGTGGCCGATTATCAGGCTGGCGTTACCACCGAAGCAATCGCTGAAAAATTGGGCAAAACTGTCCGTTCGATTGTCGCAAAATTGAGCCGTGAAGGTGTCTACAAAGCTAAAACTTACGTTTCAAAAACTGGGGCGGCAGTAGTCAAAAAGGATGCACACGCTGACGCTATCGGCGCGATTCTCAAAATGACTGAATCGGAAATCGAAAGTCTTACAAAAGCCAATAAAACGGCATTGGAAAAGATTTTCGGCGCATTGGCTAATTCTAAGCCAATTTGATGTATAATGGGGGCTAGCCCCCATTTTTAAAGGAAACCAAAATGCTTTTCGACTTGCCAAGTTTTGCTGATAAACCCGTGATTTTGACATTTGCTCAAATTGGAATTAATCCCCAAGAATATAATGGCTGGACGTTTGAACAAATCAGGCCAGATTATATTAATCGTGCGGTTGATTATCTGTGCGATTTTACTGGAGATTATGATTATGAGATTTTCCAGCACTATGAATGGGAAATTGATTATTTGAATCAATTAATCAAAATCCCCCGATCCGCATTAATTTAATAACCAACCCCGATTAATCGGGGTTTTATTTTGTCAAAAATTTTTGTAATACTTTTGTTTGCCAAACCAAATTGCAAACAAAAGTATTACATTTTGCTGCGCCAAAATTATACCACACAAATGCAACCCATGTCAAGGAAATTTACAAACTGTTACAACTTCGTTGTTTTTGTGCAACATGTGTACTTTTGTTCCTCAAACCAATTTGAAAACAAAAGTATGCACGCATATTCATGCTGCGCCAGTGGAAAAGCTTTTCAAGTGCAAAATCTAAGATGCGCTCTGCGCCAGTGGCCAGTCTAGTGCAAGTTCGAAAATTTAGATTTGAACACTTTTGCAAAGTTTTGTATAATTATTATATCAACAGGAGAGAATAGATCATGACAGACAGCGAATTTTTTGCACAAATTCAGGACGACTGGTTCCATGAATTTGCCGGTGCGGAACGTCATGAAATTTTCGTGTGTACCAATCCACAGATCGAAAATTTTGAATTTGACGATGTTCCCTTTTAACAGTATAATAATATCTTAAACAGCGCAGAAACCAACCAAAGGACATATGATGACTAAAGCAACCCCCACAAACTACACCGCAGAACAAACTGCTCAACTCGTCACGGGCTATGCCCAAGGCGAGACCGTGGAACAACTCGCCCAAGCCATGGGCAAAACAGTTCGCAGCGTAGTGGCTAAGCTTTCACGTGAAGGTGTGTACGTGGCAAAAACTCGGACCACCGGCCAACACCGCGTGAAGAAAGCCGAGCTGGTTGACCAGCTTGCTGCAAAGTGTGGCGTGGCTCCAGAAGTGTTTGAATCACTGGAAAAAGCCAATCACGATGTGCTTGAGGCACTGGTTGCCAAACTGGGCTGATTGCCACGGTTGAGGGTCAAGAAATATTGGCTTGATCCTCACAGCCAAATCAAGTATAATATATACTTAGACAGTCGGGAAAGGCTTTAAAAATGACAAAATCTTTGTCGAGCCTGTTCAGCGACAGCAGCCCACCTCGCTAACCAGCAATTGAATTGCAATCATCTGTGTGGCCAGCCTGTTCGCGACGACTGTGTAATTTTTTACTTGATTGTGTAGTTGATTTACTGTATAATAGATATATAGATTGGGTGACAGCGGTCTCGACTGACTGAGATACGTCTTAATTGTGGGCAAATACGATGCCGAGCCACAGCCCTTAGTGCTTATAATAAATTGTTTAGACAGTGCTAGCCTGGTGTGCTAGGAGTGTCGTGTAGATAATCCGATTAGTAGGATTCGGCCGAATCGGCGAACGTCGTAATGCTACAACCACGGCCTAGGCTTTGCTAAGCAATTTATTATGGGTGTTATGAGTCCAGTTCTGAGTCTGTGATAACAACTTAATGGTAGCCGAATTCTCTAGCTACCGCCCACCAACCCTCTGACGAGCTGATGCAATTTCAGCGAAACCCCTGGTCTCGTAGCAGTCTTGCTTGATTGTCCCAAATCAACGATTGCAGCAACTGGGGGTAAGGATCCCACCGAAAACTGAATGCTGACGCGCTCCCGAAGCTTAGTAGCCCTCTCATACAGGGTGAAATCCAGACGGAGTCTAGGCTGAAATCTAGTACGTGGCATTGTGCGAAAACCATATACGGCTTAGTACCGAAATGTAATGAGTAGTCCTAGTGAGCAGTTACTATATAAACTGTCGCCTTATCTGGTACCGGCGTAAAATGGTCTTGGTAGCCTGGTGGACTTACCTACCCGAGCTTGATCCTCGTTACTGTGATCCGACCCTAAGCTGTGGCAAGTCGTAAAACCTCAACCAGCCGACCCTAAGCTGTTAGAAGTCGTTAAACCTCAACCAGCCGACCCCAAGTCGTTAAAAGCTGTGGCTGCAGGCGGGCTTAATACCCGAAGCATAACCACCGACCATAAACTGTGTCAGTCGTTAAACGCACAGTGGACGCTATGTCCTTAAAATTGACAAAGCCCAAAGTCTCTAAAAATGTGGTGGGGTGAAGACCTGAACCAATACTAAAGTCTCACCAGTTGCTAGCTACAACACCCATAACCTAACAGGTGTCTACAGTGCTGCAATTTAGGGTCAGGGCAGTAAATTTTATACTCCAGGTGGTGCCTGGTTAGAAGCCCCTGAATTGAGCAAATAAAAACACAACTGCTGAGTCATCGGTGGTTAATCTCGAGAGTGTTCACGAGCCCCCAAGGCGTTGCTGCCTTGGGGGCTTTTGTTTGGTCGGAACATTTGTGGTCAAAACCTTGCGCCAAATTATACTAGTGTTAAACCAATTGTGTCAAGTGCATTTTCAAACACTCTTGACCCTAAGTTGTGGCAAGTCTGTTAAATTGACGCTGATTTGTGCACACGCAAAAAAGCCCACATTAACCGAAATTAAGTGGGCTTTGGCGCGATTACGCAGATTTAGGGTCGGATAACTTGGATTCGATCAGCTTAAGTACTACTTTGTTGACTTTTTCCAAGCTTTCAAGCAATTCCAGGTCGCAATCGAGTAACACTGAGATGTTTTCGATGTGTTCAGACTTTTTAACTGGGATTTCACCGCGCTTGTTTGTATATGTCTTTTTTTGATAGACACCCAAACTACTGAGCTTGGCAATAATTGAACGTTCTGGGAGCTCGAGCTGCTGGGCAATCTGCATAACCGGCACCTGCGACTTGTAGTCAGCTACCATACGGTCTATGATTTCTTTGGTGTATTTCATGTTGTGTACTCCTTATAACCAAGTATCTGCATCAGATGCTGGTTTAGGTACAGGGGGCTGCTGCATAAGTGCAGTAACAGGAGTTTTGAAGATGCCGGGGTCGATTAATGGCACAGGCATCTTATCCCAGTTCATGGGGTCTAAAATCATATACTTAGTACGATTGCTTGGGTGTGCTGCCCACGTTTGGCATAACATAATCTTAACCAAACCAGGGCAGTCGGACAACTCCGTGTCACCCAGCCTGTAAAGACTATACGTAGTACTAGGACTACGAGGCTTACCTGCCTGCATTAGCCCAATATTACGAAGTGCTAGCAGTCGCTCAGTACTAAGCTGTGGTGTTTCTGTTAGCATAGACTCACAAAGTGATTCATTAACCACAAAGTGTAGGGATTCTCGCTCCCACTGTGAGTAGTCTACGCTGTTGTATAACTTGTGAGCGTATAAAATTAGAGGCACTAGTGTGCAGTACTTTTTAGCATCGCCAGAACCCATTTTGTCCAAATAGTCGCTGCGCTTGTCCATCATAAGAAATCTATAAATCCCCATGTCTCTCTCCGACTTAGGGTTTAAGTTATCTTTGAGGTACTGCAATCCGCTAATGGTACCATTCGACCCTAAGGCGTTCAATTTGTGCTTGCTGAACTCTGCAACAATTTGATCTAGGAGACGAAGGCCCCAACTCTTGATGTGGTAGGGCTTGATGAAGTATTCACCCAATGCTTCGCCTCCGGCTTTTGATCGAAGCCTGCGCTTTTGTAGTTCTGATAATGTCGGGGGTTTATACTCTAAGCCAAGATCCCCCTCGTAGCTGGCTTCAGTTTCGTCAATTCCAGCTAGCATAATCGCAGATTTATGTCTGCGATTATAGTCAGAGTCGTAAGCAACCCTTGCTGCCTCTAGTGTGTTTGCTTCAGCAGTATCAGCTGCTTCACGGTATATTCTGCTGGCTTCGTCCCAGGGAATTGAATCTAGATTACTGGTGATGATTTTTGTGTTAAGCTGGCTTGTAGCCGCTCGTTTTTGAAAGTACATTGTGAGCCTAAGTCTCTAGTGGGATGTGACCCTAAACTGCAAAAAGTATCGCAGCTAGAGTCCAGTGGTGGGAGGTGGGATGGATTATCAAATTTGCATTATACCACATATTCTTTAAAAATAAAAAATACCCAATAAACGTGGGTATGGTACTTTGATCATATGATATGAATTTAGAAAGTTGTCAGTAACCAGGTCCGTATTTCGATAAGGTGCGTGTGTTGAATTGCCGCAGGGGGCAAGGGGAACACACACATTCTCTGAAATACGCTGTTTACAACAACTTTACTTTTGATCTTGTTTAGCTGATCATTACATATATTATATCACAGGTTTTTATCAAAATCAAGGTGTAAATTTCAGCTAGGGTTATGATTTCTTGATTTGTGTGAAACTTTCTGACATTTAGCCCTTGAGTAGTGCTTGTGCTTTTTGGAGAATATTGCTACGACTTGGGGTCAGATCAATGTATTGTAGTTGTTCAAGAACTGCGAGAATTGCAAGAAAATCTTCGATCTCGCCTACTAGTTCTTGTTTGTTTGTGGTTGTGCGATCTGGGTGAGTATTCTGCTCACCAAAGCGGTTGATTTTACTTACCGCTTGAATTACCTCAGCTGCTTCCTCCTGCAGTTTGCAGATAAGGTATTGTGTTGGATTTTGCATGTGTTAATTATAAGTTAAATTTTTAGATTTGACTGTGCGCTAACGCACATTACTTTTTATAGTGCAGCTCAATGCTGTTACAAACTTCCAAGTAGTCGTCCCACACCAGATTAATCTGGTGTGCTTCTTGTTGGTTGCCGTTAGCAATGCGAATACTCATTAGTCGTCTAACAAGTTCTTCTAGTGCAAATACGTGTTCTTCTAGTTTAGTTAGTGGCATATTAGTCAAAGGCGTGTACCACATAGTAGCCGCCGGAAATTTGGGTTTGTGTGGAAGTTACGTAATTGTAGTTGCTGGGAACTTGTTCGCCTGTTACGGCAATGTATATTTCGTATTCTGTTTGTTTGTCAGTTTCAGACTCCAAGACCCAGCCATAGAGCTTTCGGTCCTGATACTCCAGCATTACCAGTTTGCTAGTGCCTGGGCTTGCAACGGCGTTCATGCCTGCGTGTAGTGGGTATTTAAATACTTGCATCTTTTTGCTCCCATAATTTGCCGCGTTGACCACAAGCTGCCCACCAGGTAGTCTTGCGACGTTCATCAATAGTGTCTGACCCAACAAAGTCTGCATAGGCTAGTGCATATGCATCACGGCGATTGACTTCGGGGTTCTGACAGTTCATCTTCCAGGCTGATGCAGTTTGTTTGGTTCCGTGAACACAGTCACGGCAGAGTTTAACTTGCATCAACTGTCTCCAAGAAGCTGTACAGTGTCATGGTTGTGGGGTCATGTTCTACCATGTCAATGTAAAAGTGCATTGGTTGTGTGCCATGGTCCGTTTCATACATCCACCACATCAGCCAGTCAAAAAGTTCTGGTCCTAGCAGTTCGGCTACCAATTCAGTGTACGGACCCTCAACCGGATCAGCTAAGCCAAATGCTTGGTAGTCGGGATTAATACACTGCAGTGCTCGTGAAAACTGGTCCTCATAAGCACGTTGAGTAATCATGGCTTGGCAGTAGTTGTATGCAATTTGGTGGGTTGTTTTGATTGTCATAGGTTTTGGAAAGTTAAAGGGTTCGTGGCGTGCGTCGTAGTATCCAGGGTGAGTGCACTGGTTTTTAGTGCACTCACAGTAAGGGCTGCGACATGGTTTCATAGTGCAGTATCTTTATACGTTCGTGCAGCTTGTGGGGTTGAAAAGCTATGGAAGACTGGGATGTTGCCAAAAAGGTTGTAATCTGTAACAGCTTCAGTTTTGCGTACTGTGGTTCTGGTAGGCTTGCCAGTGCTTGAGAATACCCAAACTTGGTCGCCTGGTTCAACTAGCACACCATCAGCTGTAACGGCAGTGGCTTGAGTGTCGAGTAGTGTTTGTGCAAACTGTTCTAGCTCAGCCATTTGCACTGGGCCAATCTTTGCCCAAGCACGTAAGCGTGGAGTTTGATCTAGTAATTCTTTTAGTTTCATTTCTTTAATTCCTCTGCGCGACGATCAACGTCACGTAAATGAGCATCCAGCTTTTTCAACTGTTGCTCACGCTCTTTGCCGGTGAGCTTGTTAGCCGCACTCAGCATCAAAGCGGCGTCGGAGTTCTTGGCAAGTAGGTGTTGTTTGTAGCGTACATAGTTCTGCATAGTAATCCTTTAAGTCTTCAGTGGTGGCGTCACGCCACATATATTCACGGCATCCATAACCGGTATGATAGCTGACTTGGCGCTGTAGGATTAGTAGCCCACGCCAGTTGGTGCGGAATTGGTAATTTTTCATCGGCCTATTGACTCCGGGTGTAGTTGCCAACCCAGGTTGGAGACTTGTTTTTCAAGTTCAGCGACCCTAAAGCGCAGATTACAGATTTCTTCAAACCATGTATCATACGGAGTACTTACCACAAACTGTTCTAGCACAGCGCAACGAATCGCCAATTTTTGTCGCATATTTAGTTTCATAATTTTCCTTTTGATGTTATTATTATATCACAAAAGCCAAAGCCCCTCAAGTGCGCAAACACTGAGGGGCTTGAGATTGTTGCTAAAATACAACACTTAATATAACCAAATCATTGCCAAAAGGCTAGCTGGAATGGTTGCTAAACAAAGGGTGGCAATGCTACCAAGCACGATTACAGCAAGTTTTGGAACATCTTCACTGCTGCGTGCACGTGGCCAAAAGATCTGAATTAGTGCTCCAATACACACAAGCGTTACAACGCTTGAAGCTAAGACTTTAAACCAAATCATTTGAAATCCCAGTGTTTGCGAACATTGCTTACAATGCGTTGTGTGGCACCGTCCGTGGCCGATTTGTCAAAAGTGGTAAACACAGCATGACGATGGTCAGTGGCCATGATTGCCAGGATAGTTTCGCCTACAATTTCTTGCGCAAGGCTTTCTGGTGAGTAGTTGCCGCACTCACGAAGCAGTTTGTTTAGAGTATCGCTCATATTAGTTTTTAGGGTGTTGGACGTTGCAAAGCACTGTGATTGCTTGCAGTTCGCCCATTGTTAGGCTTATAGTGGTGTTTTCTCTGCTAATGTCCCAGCCTTCGCCGTTGGTCCACTCTGTTACTTCTATAACGTCGCCAACTTTAGCCATGTGACAGTAGTCTCGCAGAGGTACACTTACTGTTTTACGTTTACTAAATTCCACGTTAACTCCAAGTACGGTGAGCTTCAGCAACCCACTCGGTTCCATCATATTCACAGACTGTCCACTCCACATCATCTGGGATTGTGACAACTTTAAGATCCGCATAACGGCCACTGGCCGCTTCGCCAAGTTCTAGCACAGTCTGTACAAGATGTATGTCACTGCGATCTAGTTCCCAGCAGTATTCAGCAACGGGGGTACCGGCCAGCTCACGATAACGTGCTTGTGCACTATCACTAAGACTAAATCCGCCGTGACATACGTTAATTACAATTTGTGTCATACAGCCTCCAGGGTTTTGTTGGTCAAACCCAGCGCGTCTGGGTCACTAAATGGCCGCAGCCACTGTTCCCGGCATCCGGTAAAACTGCGGCCAGCCTTGTCTGTCAATACCGGCTCAATCCAGTAAATTGGTGAACCGTCCTCGTGACGGTATTTAGAACCAGTAACTGTAACAACATTGCCGTTGAACTCGCTGCCCAAGTGTCCTTGTGGCACGCCACGAATCATGCAAAGTGTATTTGGTTTAATCATATTAAATCTCCACGTAATGGTCGCCAAGGTCTAGGTCAAAACAGTCGTACAAGTCCAGGTTGTCGTCGGGCAGTACTTCGGTTAAGAAGGGGTTAATTTCATCATACAACATACCGGCTCCAGGGTCGCGAAACAGTACTTGCAAGTTGCCTGTGCCAGCGTCACGTCGAATGTTATCGAGTCTAAAAATAAGTTGGTCAAGTGTCATAGTGTTTTCCTGTTCAATAAATATATTATACTCTAAACAGCAAAAAGCCACAAGTGCAATAAAACACTTGTGGCTTTAAGTTAACCGAATAGCTGCTCAAGTTTACGCTCTGTCCAAGGCACTAGAATCTCACCTAATACAAACCAACCAAAGCAAGCGTATACAAGCAAGTCTCGGATACGTACAGAGACTACCAGTTCAGCAAGCAGAATCCAAACCGCAATAACCAGCAACAGTGCAATTAGTTTAAACCTGCGGAAGTATACTTCTAGACAGTACTCGTGCCAAAACTGTTTCATGGTCGGGCCTTTGGAAAGGGCCAAGATTCGTCTACACAAGTGCAGTTATGTCCCTGATCGCAGTCCTGTGTACACACACCCGCTTCACTAGGATCGGTGTCTATGGTGTACAAGGCAATAACCATAGCAAGTACTACTAATGTAACTATAATATAAATCATGCGTTTGCTTTCTGAAGAATTTTTGTGTTGTAGGTAAATAAGCTTTCACGAGCACGGTCATAGACTTCACACGGCTCTAACATTTCAGGGTCTAGACCCTCAACCGCACAAGCCCAATCAGCCAGCACATCTGTGCTTTCTTGTGCCACACTACGAGCACCTGCCATGTATGCTTGACGCATCCAGTAGTCACGGTTTTCCTTGTTATGTGGATTACCGTATGTATAAGCCTGTGCACGGTTTGAGCCCTGCTCGGGATACTGTTCTTCAAAAAACCACCGGATGAACTCGCGGTCTAGGCTAAAGGTTTTGCGTGGCATTAATAAGCTCCTTGGTGGTGGTCGCAGGCAGCAGTAATCTCTGTGTAGAAGTCTGCTAAAACCTTTAGTGCATCTTTATCATCACCATGTTTATAGGCATTGCGAAGTGCGTTACGTAGGTCATCTAGCAGATTACGGTACTCGTGTGCGTTAAGATAAATGCGAGCTTCTTCAGCAGTTTCGCAGGTAATTTTAAGTTCTAGCATATTTGTTGAGTTGTTTGAGTGTTTGTAGGTCAGTAACTGGCTGATAGTTGCTTTTGGCAATAGGCACAATACAGTGCTTAAAAGCTCGTGCCACACGTTCACCACAAGGCAAGCACGTATGTTTGCCCAATGCCCAACGGCGTGGGTTTACGTCATCTGAACATTTTACGCAAAAATACATTGTTGAAGTCTCCTGAATATGTTGTTATTATACACGGTTTACTCCGAGACTTCAAATCTTTATTTTCGCATTGCTTTAACAAGCTGGTCTGTTAAACCACGAATGACTGTTTTGTAACTATTCACAGCCTGTCGTTGGCCTGGCAACCAGTCTGGCTTACACAGTAGTGCAAGTTCCTCATCCGGAGTTATTAGCACAGGCTTTGTAGTACCATCTCGCCAGCGTAATCGTTCGCAGTAAATAGTAACTATTGGCGGTGGTGAGAAGTCAACCGGACCCTCAGCCGGGGTAACTCTAACAGGTTGTTGTACTGCTACACGTATAGCCCCTTGCTTTTCCAATTGATCTAACAGCCAAACTGGTAAATCTAATACCGTAATAGGTTCAAAATCTTTGGTGTAGAGTACAACGTTCATGTTACCACTTAGCCTCGTTGGGGATTAGTTTACGGTGCTGAATCCAACCACGCAAGTTGCCTGACCACAAACCACCATTGCGATCTTGGTGAGTAATGCCTGCTTCCCAGCATACTTCAGGTTCTGCATAATTGGTATAATGAATGGGAGTAGCCTGATGCTCAACTGGACTTGCGTGCGCAGGAGTGGACTCAATCAGTTGTTTATAAATCTTTACAGCTTTTTCGTAGCTATCATCATTCTTGCGGTACGACACCTGAGCACTGCAGCTAGCGCTAATAACACGAGCTTCTTCCGCTGTGATAAAACGATCATTTCCGTCAACATAATGAAGAACCCCAGTGTGAGTATCGCGGTAAATAGTAACATAAGGAACATGCCATTCTCCAGGGTTTAGTTGCTGCGGTGTGCTTGCATTATAAGCTTCACACATTTTGCGTGCTAGCACAGCAATCTCGGGCTGTGCATCAGCATGGTCACGCAACCAAAAGAAGTTTGCCCATTCAGTGCCACTGATAACAGTTTTCATGGTCATCCAAGGTTCTGTGATACGGTTGGCAATTTGCTTGTGTAGGCCAGCACGATCTGCCATTGCCCATGCCCAGTGTAAGGCGTCTTGCATAGCCCGCGTCCACATAAACTTAACGTCAGCCAAGTCATTGTCTGTGAGTTCTGTTTTAGCTTGCATGCCTGGCTGATTCTTGCCCCAAAACACAGGGCCCGCAGGTGCTGCCTTAATTTGCTCATGCATGGCTTTAACAGGAATAGCGCGGCTAGATGCACTATTCTTTGAGAGCATGCGGTGGGTATTGAGTTCTGCTAAGATAAAGCGTGGATACTCAATCTCCATTGTGGTCATGCGAACACCTGTTGGCGAAATTGAATCCGCAACGATTCTGGCAGTAATTAAGTCTTTAAAGTTCATGTGGTATAATAGTTAGTGGTAATTGTGACTGTGACGTTTCTGTGAACAGGGCAAAGTACTCGTGTGTTGGGCCTACATAGTGTTCAACCCATAAACCATGCTTGGCAGCAAGCTTATAGTTGTATCCTACAAGCAAGCAAGTTTCTCGCAGTTGTTGGTAGCTGAGATTAGCCATAGCAATGACCTTCAAGATAATCCTTGACTTTGTCTTCAGGTACATCGCGTGGACACTGCATAGCAAAAGCACGATTAGGTACATCCCACCACAGTTTAGCCAAGTCACGATTGCCAATTAATCCAAGCAGTAACATGTTTAGGTATACTGAGTTCATACTTCAACGGTCTTAAAAGGGTCAAAGCCAACGCCGTCGTTTAGGGCGTTATAGTAGCCGTGTGGGTTGCACACTAAACGTGTAGAACCGCACACAGCATCTACGGCGTCGTGTGTATGCCCAAAAAGCCAAGTAACATCTTTGAATGTTTCAATCTTTTTGGCCAGATCGTTAGCAAAATAAGGGTTTAAGTCACTGAATCTAGCGTCACGAAAGCGTTCAGCAACGCAGCTGTCAGTAGGTAAAAAGTGAGTTACAACAACGCAATGCTTATCTTGGTTGTTGAATGTTTCTTTGCTAATAAAATCCAAGTCATCACTAAACCTTTGCTTAGCGTGGCTAGTAGTAAAACCTTTGATATATTTGAAATCAGCAATACCACGTTTAGCTACTTGTTCTGCAAACCAATCATCACGAAAGTTAGTCCAAAGAGTAGCTCCAATAAATACGACTCCGTTAATTTCAACTGAGTTACGGTTCAGGTAGTGAACATTATCAAAGTTACAGCTCTTTTTAATCATCTTATCATTGAAATCTTCAATGCTAGTACCATAGTACTCGTGATTACCTGGCACATAAACGATTTGTGGAAAACCCTGGTCACGAAAGAATTTGATTACGTCCATGGTGTTGCTTGAGCCGCTGGCAATGTCGCCAGCAAGCACAAGCACGTCTTCGCCGCGATATTCAGCAAAACTCTGAGTTTTGTAGGGAAGTCTGAATTCTGTGTGTAAGTCTGATAAGAGTCTGATCTTCATATTTGTTCCTTAAGCCTTTATTATAACAGATTGAGCTAAGGAATTCAACTGTAAAAAATGTGGTTTCCAATCACAGCTACAATACGTTTACCACGATTCCAACGAGGCTTAACTTGTTTGGTGTGAAAGTAAAGGGCTTTAAAGTCTGGCAAGTGTATAGATTTGGTTAACACAGCTGTAGCAACTGCAACAGATGCTTCCCAGGCTTTACGATCCTTGATCTTTTTTGATTTGTCTAATGTCCACGAAAACTGACGATCTGCGTACACAGCCTTGCATACGCTAGACTGAAACTCTCCAGATTCTACGCGATTTACTGTGACTTGTGCAACTGCTATCTGACCCTTAAGTGATTCACCTCGGGCTTCATGGTAGACGTTTCGTGCTAAACACTCAATGTCCTTGAGTTTAGCAGTGTGTACTTTGGTTTGTGGCACTAAAGCCGTTCCTAAGCCTGTACTCATTAGCAGCACAATTGTTAGTAGTCCGAGTTTTAATGTCTTCATTTAAGATCTCCATTATGCAATCGAAACTCTGTTGTTCTAGAATAGTACCTTGATTACTATCAAGTTTCTCTGCTAGGTGCTGGAGTAGAACTAGAATTTCGAAGCGCTTCATATTGTTGGGCAATTTCATTTAACTGACGTTGTAGGTTGTTGCTAATCTCAACAACTTGTTTTAGCTCATGATCTAGGTGTACAATAACATTAGCAGCTTTAATCATCAAGCTATTGGGCGGATTATTTACCTGATAAGGGTCATTATCCCCATCTTGTACGGTATAACTATCTCCGTGCTTTAAACGCTGTACCAGCAGATTAATATCCATAATTTCTTTTAAATTTATAGTCGAAGTTACATTATAACTCAAGCAGGGCTCTTCGACAAGTCAAAATTTTAATATGGCGGCGCCAAACCTCGAAAATTTTTAGCCTTGACGATATAGTACTTGGGTGCTATAATAACTAATCGAATATTATAGGTGTTTTATGACATTTAGCGAATACATTAACAGACATGCTTATTACTCTTATTTAGAGTATTGCAGACAAAACTATTTAAAGCCTGAAGTAGACATTGAACTAAATAGCCCAAAGCTATGCAGCTTGGTAAAACCCAGAGTTGACAAAAGTAGCTAAATCGCCTATAATGAATATTCACCGAAACTATAAACCTGGGCCAAGTCAAATTGCCCGATATAAAGCTAACACAATGCCTAAAACAGAAGAAATTATTGCCACACTAGAACATCAAACAGTATTTGGGGAATTCCCCACAGATGCTGATAGAGCAGCACAATATCCAACAGATGATGGCTATCCAACACCTGAACAAATCAAAGCAATGGCGGCTGATATAAGTTACCGTAGTGCAAAGAAAATAGACGAGATTCACAAAGCTGCTGGCACTGCACTAAAATTTGACACAGACAAACTACCACTACACTTGCTTTCAACTGAAGCAATGAATCAAACTGCGGCAGTATTGAAGTTCGGTGCTATCAAGTACGCAGAACACAACTGGCGCAAAGGCTTTGCATGGAGCCGACCCTTAGCCGCAGCAATGCGACACATTACAGCATTTAACGCAGGTGAAGATACTGACCCTGAATCAGGCCTGAGCCACTTAGCTCATGCAGCTTGCTGTATTATGTTCCTTCTTGAATTTGAGAAAACCCACCAACACCTAGATGACCGATATAAACCAGATGTACAAGCGCTTAACTAAAAAGCTCTCAGGTACTAGAAAAACTCTCACAGAAGCATGCCACGACGCTGGCATTGATATTGAAAACATTGATGACTACCTACTAGAAGAATACTGCAAAGAATGTTCACACTGTGGAATTTGGGGCAGCGATCATAAAACTGACTCAGATGAGTTTCCGGTTTGCAGAATCTGCTTTGGTTTAGTGGGTCGATAAATATTAATTTGATTTTGTGATTTAGTTTTGATATAATTGTGGCTATGACATATTTTAATCACACTATCAATCGCATTGGCTTTGCCTGCAAGATTCAATCTGACCATGACAAGGCCGATGCTGACTTGAACACTAAGTCCACAACTATCACGTACTTGCAGCGTCAAACTCCTGACGCTGCTCGTGCCAAGCTGTGGGGTTTGCTTGACCACAATCTTAATGCGTTCTATCGCCAGCTAAAATGGGTTGCCAAACAGCCGCATAATCAGCGTATGTTTCGTATTACATCAGACTTGTTGCCCGCATATACTCATGAAGATTATATGCCGTTTTACTTCCAGCCTGATGTTATTGCGAAGCTCGAAGCTCACCTGAACCTGTGCGGCGAGTTTGCTCGTGCCAACGACATTCGACTCAGCTTTCACCCAGGTCAGTTCTGTGTGCTTGCATCAGAAAATCCTGGTGTTGTTGAAAATTCCATTATGGAGTTCGAGTATCATGCAGACTTGATTCGTTACATGGGCTACGGCCGTCAATTTCAAGACTTCAAATGCAATGTGCACGTGGGTGGTAAGCTAGGCCCGGATGGTATCAAAGCCGCTATGCGTCGTCTTAGTCCCGAAGCGCGCAACACCCTAACAATCGAAAATGCCGAGTTTACCTGGGGTCTTGATGCCAGCTTAGAGCTAGTCGACACTTGTGCCTTAGTTCTTGACATTCATCATCACTGGATTAATAGTGGCGAATACATTGAACCCACTGACCCTAAATTCAAGCAGGTGTGTGACTCGTGGCGCGGTGTACGTCCAGTAATTCACTATAGTGTCAGCCGCGAAGATGTGCTTGTTGACCACGACACAACAGTGCGTCCTGACTTCCGGCAACTCAAGTCCAGTGGTTTTACAAGTGCTAAACTTCGTGCTCATAGTGACTACTACTGGAATTCAGCAGTAAATGACTGGGCCTTGACATTTAGTACTTACGCTGATATAATGTGTGAATCAAAACAAAAAAACTTGGCAAGCACTAAACTTGTAAAGCGATGCCTTATTCCAACAGCTACTTAAATCAAAACAAAATGCCTAATACTCAACCATTTGCCCAAGGTACAAAAAATGACTCAATCTTTAAAACTAGCGCACCTTATGCTAACCAATACCAAGGTCAAGCTCCTCGTTGGCTTTTTGTGTGTAGTGCTGGCCTCCTGCGTAGCCCAACCGGTGCCAGTCTAGCCATTGAGCGCGGTATTAATGCTCGCAGTTGTGGCTCAAACTTTAACTACGCACTAATCCCATGCTCGGCTAATCTAATCAACTGGGCTGAAAAGATTGTGTTTGTTAATCGTGAAAACCTGTGGCAGCTAGAAGATAACTTCCTTGGCCATCGTGAACTGCTGGAACAAATTGAGCGCAAGCAGATTGTTTTGGATATTCCAGACAACTACGAATACAGGGAACGTGGTTTGATCAAACACTTTGAAACTGAGCTGTTTGACGTATACGGGCCAGTAACCAAAACAATGTAACAATAACCGTCTGTGGTCTAACGGATAAGACAAGGGTCTTCTACACCCTGAGATGTGGGTTCGATTCCTGCCAGACGGGCCAAATTTCAAACTTGAACATTTGTTTAAATCAGCTTATAATATAGGCTGATTTGGAGAAATAATATGAACAAAACAGTCATTGTAGTAACTTCAACTGAACTTGGTTGGGACTGCATTGTAGGAGTATACCAAGGAGTTGCTTTAGAAGACTTGGAAGCCTCATACAAGGGCGATTGCTACGTTTTTACAGAACGAGATATAGAAACTACTGCACCTGATTTGGACGACTAATATGAACAACATAGCAAACGAACTTCTGGGCAAAGCACTAGACAAACAGGTGCCATATACCTGGCATAGCCTAAACCGCGTTCAGCTAGACGACGTCATGAAAGAGTTTGCTGAACTTATTGTTCGTGAAGCTGCCAGCCTAGTGTCTAGCACACAGATTACAAAAGACGGGCACACTTGGCTCTCCGCTGACCGTGTCGTCCTAGAACATTTTGGAGTTAACAAATGAGTGAATACACACCAGATGTTTGGGTAGTCCTAGAATTTGATGCACCTCAACTAGAAAAACCAATGCGTAAGCTATTTGGTGGCTGGTATGGTGGTTTTGCAGGAAGCAATACCTGGAAATTGAATTCGGGTATTACTGAAATTCGTCAAGTAGAGGGTTGGTATGAGTTTGATGGGTATAGTGGTAGTACTTACCGCTGTCATCCCAACAACTATCACATGAGTTCACTAATGCAAGACGTACTATCAAAATGGCTAAAACAAGCTGACGAGCGTGGCAATACTCACATACGAATTTTAACATTTGACGAAGCCACTATTTGTTGATATAATATAGGCTGATTTGGAGATATTATGGCAGGCTATTCACGCGACTTTTTAATTGATGCCTTCATGAGCCGTTACATAAAATGTACCTTGATTTCAATCGAGAGTCTTGTACGGCTAGAACAAATGGCAAATGGTCTTTATGATCGAGTAGGTCGCGATAGCTTTCGTACTTATGCTAGCTTAGATGCTACAGCACTTCGAGTCTATAAAAACAGTCTTGAATGATCGTGGTTAATGCTGTATAATTTGTTCTTTAAAGGGAAATAATGGCTGTCAAGTTCACATACACAGAAACCGAAGTTCAAGAAATTGTCCAAAAGTATCAAAGTGGCGTGAGCCTGGAGGTTCTAGCCACTGAGTATTCAAAAAGCGTAGCAAGTGTGCGTATGAAACTGGTAAAGCTGGGTGTATACCAAAAGGCGACTACCAAAGTTTCTAACAAACTTGATGCCTGGAGAGAAGTAATCTCCAATCCGCCTGCAAAATCAGGTGAATTTCCCAAAACAAAGTCAGGCATACTTGCCTACTATAAAAGCTGCGTTGGTGCAGTTGGTTATAGTGATTTTTAAAAGTATGGCTCCCGCAAGGGAGACCATATAAAAGCACATACTTTACCGCCCTCTAGTAAGGGAGATAGCGACTAGCGCTGATGGACTGTTTAAATGTGCTTTTATATGGGACGGTAGCTTAACATGGTTAAAGCACAAATCCGGACTACAACCCTTCAGACAACGATCACCGTGTTAACCGCGCGCAACGCGAGTTCTATGTGACTAGCTCTGGGCTGATTTGCAATATACGCTTCCGGGTTGTAGAATATTTAGAGAAGCAGGTTCGAGACCTGCCTGTCCCACCATATTTAAGTAACCTGGCGTGGCCAGCGGTAGGGAGACTGTGGCTCCGGTGAATGTCCACCTTCTTATGTCGCAGTAACAGGTTATTTAAATATGGTCTGAACTTGACAGGCTGGTACCAGCCTGAATCCAGTAGCAATAGGTACGTAACTACGGGCGTGTTGCAACCCGCAGACCATAGCTTTAAAAATTTATACTTGTTTTTGTTTTACAAAACGAGTATAATACATATTCTTTCAAACAAAGGCAACCATGCGAATTTTTACGAAAATAGACTGTAAGTTAGCTTGCTGGCAATTTGAGGGTGGTGGCTATGCAGAAGCAATCAAGCTGGTTCGTGATGAACTTGGTGTTGGTCATAAATCTGCAATCTTGGCCCTTGTAAAATATTGACTTGATTATAGAGTTGTTTTACTGTATAATTAATGTTTATTCAGTAGAAGTTCCGACACTAACAAAGAACTTCACAGATAGACCAGAACAATGCTGAGCTATAGTAGCCAATTAGTGGAACACTGCATTTCAGTGGATACAAGGCTAACGCGTGCACTGGTTGGAACCTCAGATCAGCAGCTCTGAGCTATCAAAAAGCTACTAATTTCTAAGCCTGCGTTTACCGACAGCTTTATATCGGAAAGATTTCCCACTACTCTAAAAAGTGTTATCTCGGTGTAGTGAAATGGCATCACCCGTGCTTTGGGAGCATGAAGCGCAAGTTCGATTCTTGCCATCGAGACCATATTGTTATAGCTTTTGCTAGTGCCCAATTCAGTTTGGAACCTTGCAAACTTGAGACGCAGTACATCCGGAAAGGTACTGTGGTATAGTTTAAATTTTAGTACAGGCCTGCGTCATGAACAGGATAAGCTAAAGTTACGCTCTTAGCGGAGTGTGTAGTAAACAAAAGCTATAACAATATGATTATGCGTCAGTGGTGGAATGGTATACACGTTGGTCTTAGAAGCCAATGCCGCAAGGATTGAGAGTTCGAGTCTCTCTTGACGCACCAGAATTTGGGGATGTAGCACAACTGGTAGTGCACCTGCTTTGCAAGCAGACTGTTGAGAGTTCGAGTCTCTTCTTCTCCACCAATAGTTTAAAGCCTTGGCGTTGCTGGATAGCTCCGGCGTAAAGGTAAATCCGCCACCAACTTTTAGAGTTTATTATGAAAACACGAAAACCTCGGAATCACGTTGCCTTAGCTTTGATGAAGCGTGGCGGCAGTGGTTCACATAAAAAAAGCCACAAGCAGCTTCGTGGCGAATGGAAGCGCAATATGGACGTATAACTTAACGGCTAAAGTAGCTGGCTTTTAACCAGCAAATCAGAGTTCGATTCTCTGTGCGTCTACCATATTTGAGCATATTATTAGAACAATGGCTCCTATTGCAGCCTAAGTATTTTAGTGTGTTCAAATATGGTATTTACGGCCCTATAGTTTAACGGTAAAACGGCGGATTTATATCCCGTAAGCAACAGATAATTGGTTCATCTGGGTTCGAATCCCGGTGGGGCTACCAAACACGGAACACTGGCCGACCGGTTAAGGCATCAGATTGCTAATCTGACATTCAGTAATGGGTGAGTAGGTTCGATTCCTACGTGTTCCGCCAAATATGCAGGGAATAGTGTCAGTGGCAAGCACACTTGTCTGTGAAACAAGAAGTTAGGGATCGAAACCCGTTCTCCTGCCCAAAAAGGTTTTTATGTCAGAAATACAAGTATTGCTAGATAAAGAGGCCAACCTTGCAAATCGCCGTGAGCTAGTACACAAGCAGATTAAGATTCTGCGTGGTACAGAGCCTCCACGTTGCTGGGGCATGGATGATTGTAGTACCCAAATCATGAGCACTTGCCCTTGGCGCATTGACTGTGATGGTCACCAAGCCACGCATTGGCAAGAAAAACAGCCTTGGTAGCTCCAATGGTAGAGCAGCGGATTGAAAATCCGTGTGTTACTGGTTCGAGTCCAGTTCAAGGCACCAAGTATTTATAAGTTTGACCCTAAGTTGGAGTGATTACCAATCCTTTACGAACGGACTAATCCACCTAGTAGTTGCAATAGGCCCACGTCTCGACTCATAATCGCCCGTGGTTGGGGCCAAACTTATAAATATTGACTTGATTGCACAGCTCTTTCGCTGTATAATTAATCTTTAAATCAAACAATGCTCCCGTCGTCTACTGGCTAGGACGCTGCCCTTTCAAGGCGGAAAAGACGGATCGAAACCGTTCGGGAGTACCATTTATGGGCGGAGGCCGATAGCAATATCGTGTCGCTGTCCACCAATACACTGGGGTAGCTCAGCGGCAGAGCACTCGCTTGATAAGCGATAGGTCGAGGTCTCGGAATCCTCCCTCAGTACCAGATAACTTCTCCCGAAGTTACAGTCCAGGACACGCGGACTCTAAAACGAGGTGGGAGTGGGTGGAAGCCCCACACCTTCTACAACACAACACACAGGAACAAAAAAATGTCCAAATCTCCTTTTGAAATTCGTCTTGAAATTCTCAAGATGACTGCTGAACTTATGCAAGCAGAGTATGAATCCAACATGGAATTCATTACAGAAATGCAAGAAAATCTAGCTGACAAAGGCTTGAACACCAAAGAAATGATTGAAAAGTTTATGCCCAAAGCATTTAACTTTGATGAAATGCTGGAAAAGTCCAAAAAATTCTACGACTTTGTAAACCAGAAATAATTAACGCGGGGAGTCAGGGTAGAGGCAAGCCTCATAAGCTCCGCCTGGAAGGTTCGAGTCCTTCCCCCGCAACCAATTGGCCTTCCAGCACTTCCGCGAACTGCTTAGTGAACTGGTAAATCGGGGATGGCTTCCCACCATATACCAGTGCAGCTGCGATGATTAAGATCGCACGGACATATAGCACAGCGGTAGTGCAGCGTCTTCATACGGCGTTGGTCGCTAGTTCGAATCTAGCTATGTCCACCACTAAAAATTTATATTTGATCGTATTGTTCAAATTTGATATAATTTATACTTAAATTAAACACTCTAGCTGTAGTGATAGAAGACAGTTACTTCAACACTAAAGCAAAACGTATAATCTTCGGATTAATATGGCACAAGGTGTTCGCACTTTGTTGCAAATGTGGCAGCAATACACATTAAAATGTGCAAACGTCTTAGGTGATGTAGACGCTAAACAATTCCAGAACTGCTTTCGCAGATTCTCAGTTAGTGTGTTTAATTTAGGTATAGTGAAAGAAACAGTTACTTCGTCTTCTAAACGAGAGGTCGGTGGTTCGAGTCCACCCCGAGGCGCAATAGCCAAGGTAGCTCAGTCGGTAGAGCGCTAAAATCTCTGTTTCGCCTAGTTCTTATCTATTTAAAAGGAAAATACAATGTCCGCGATTAATCGCAAATCCGCTTCCATGACAGTTAATAGCGTTGGTATACCAGTACGCACTATTAACCCAGAACGACAACTGCGTCGTTTGACCCTAGCAGCAATGCTTTGGGAAGACCAGTTCTATGTTGATGGTAAAACCCATGCCGAGTTGGTTAAAGACGTTGTGGCTAAAGTTGCTCCTGAAAAGGTTGCACAACTAGCTTTGGAGGCTCGTACTAAGTTCAAACTTCGTCACGTTCCTCTGTTGCTTGTCCGCGAGCTTGCTCGACACGGTAAATTGCAAGCAAATGCCTTGACCAATGTTATTCAGCGTCCAGACGAAATGTCTGAATTCTTGAGTATCTATTGGCGTGAAGGTAAGTCAGCCCTGAGCAATCAGGTTAAACGTGGTCTTGCTGCTTGTTTTAACAAGTTCAGCGAATTCCAGTTGGCTAAATGGGACAAAAACTCAGCAGCTATTCGCTTGCGTGATGTTATGTTCCTCAGTCACCCTAAACCGCAAACAGCAGCCCAAGCTGAGCTATTCAAACGAATTGCCTCAGATTCACTGGAAACTCCAGACACTTGGGAAACTCAACTGAGTTCAGGTGCTAACAAAGCGGAAACGTTCACTCGCCTTATGGCAGAGAACAAACTGGGTGCTCTAGCATTTTTACGTAACTTGCGTAATATGCTTCAAGCAGGTATTTCTCAAACACAAATTGAGTCGTACTCAAAAACCCTTGACGCTTCTAAAGTATTGCCTTTCCGGTACATTACTGCGGCTCGTCAGGTTCCTCAACTTGAGGCGATGCTTGAACGCATGATGCTAAACAGCCTGTCAGCACAGGCAAAACTTCCAGGGCGTACAGTCTTGGTAGTTGACACTAGCGGCTCCATGGGAGCGGCAATAAGTGGTAAAAGCGATATCTCTCGTCTTGATGCCGCTTGTTCGCTGGCTATCTTGGCACGAGAAATCTGCGAAGACGTAGTTATCTACGCAACGGCCGGTAATGATGGTTCTCGCAAGCACGCAACTATGTTGATCCCAAATCGACGTGGGTTTGCTCTTAGCGACTACATCCGCAGTGGTGAGGTTAGCCGTAAAATCGGCAGCGGTGGTATATTCCTGGTGCAAGCTATGGACTATATCGCACAACAAGAACAAGGTGCATCAGTAGACCGAGTAATCGTGTTTACTGATGAACAAGACACAGGTGGCAGAGGTTTTGAGCCTCATAATGCCAAGCGTTTGTCTAAAGACAAAAACTACATCCTGAACGTTGGTTCTTACCAGAATGGTATCAACAGCGCTGAATGGGAAACTGTAACAGGTTTTTCAGAAGCAGTGATTGATTACATTCAGGCCCTCGAAGCAGAAGTGCTTTAATAATACTATCCCACGCTCTGGCGGTATCCATTCCGTCCCGATCGGTAGCCAGACCGACTCAGAAGTGGGGCTCTAAGCGAAGGCTTAGAATAGCATATGGTGCTCTAGTACAGTTACTTCTATTTGGTTTGAAAACACACTGTACTTACTTATTCCTATGTTATTCTAAGCCTTTAGTGCTTTTTGCAGATACATCAAAAGTTCGATTCTTTTATTTTCCATGGGAAAATTCGCCAAGTGGTTATGGCACCGGCTTTAAAACCCGGCAACCTCTGCAATACTAATTCTAAGGCTACTTTATAAGGAAATTTTATGAGTGATGGTGGAAAAGGCTCGAAGCCTAGACCCTTAAGCGTATCGGATGCTGAATACGCTAATCGTTGGGATGCTATTTTTGGTCGAGACAAGTCCGACACTGATAGCGAGACGGACAAGCCAACCCGCAACAACGAAGAAACTCAGCAAGTGCCAAACAAGTAATTGTGTCTCTCTGGTGTAATTGGCAGCACGTCGGTCTCCAAAACCGTTGGTCAGAGTTCGAGTCTCTGGGGGGATGCCAAAATTTAGATTTGATTTGTTTTCCAAATCTTGATATAATTATTCTTTAAACGGAGAAGATGTTCTAATGGTAGGACAGCGGATTGTAAATCCGTGGCCGCAGGCGGCAAGTGGGTTCGATCCCCTCCTTCTCCACCAAATTACGCGACTGTGGTGGAATTGGTATACACATCAGACTTAAAATCTGACGCCGCAAGGATTAAGGGTTCAAGTCCCTTCAGTCGTACCAAGGCAAATAGTATTGCTGTAGTGGCGGTACTCAACGTTTGGTAGTTTCAATGGGTGCTATAGAAACTGCCACCAATCATATCAGTTTAGTCTAGTAAGGAAAGCAAACGGAGAATGGGCAAGCAAGCGTACTCTAAAGCGCAAGCTAGATACCTCACCGGCTAGACATTTCATTTGGGTCTAAAGTGTTCATGGACGCACACGGCACTGTCACTGCCGAAGAGTGGGGATCGTTACCCCCTAGACCCGCCAAGTTTTATCTCAAGGCATTAGCCCCTGGAAACAGGAAATCTCACTGGCAACAGTGCAGTGGAACGCAAGGTTGAAGCGTTGCGAGATAAAAAGAACCTGCCTTAGGTCCGTGCCGTTCCGGTTAGAGCGTCCGTAACCCAATCGGTGACCACGATAGTGTCACGCTGTATATCGTAAGCAGCACTATTATTTAAGTACTTAGCGTAGTTAGACGTAAAGGTATGCGCATACTGTGCTGTCTAAGTCCGAAAATACAAATTCTAAGTATTTAAATAATATTCCACAGTAGCACAGCGGTAGTTGCATCTGACTGTTAATCAGAGTGTCGTTGGTTCGATCCCAGCCTGTGGAGCCAAATTGTTGGGGGTTAGTGAAATGGTATCACACGGGATTTTGATTCCCTTGTCACAAGTTCGATTCTTGTACCCTCTGCCACACTTAATGCGTTCGTAGCATAACTGGATAATGCCCTAGCCTACGAAGTTAGAAACTGGGAGTTCGAATCTCTCCGGACGCTCCATATATATCATGCACAAATTTAATATCCAAGAAGTCAAAGACTTCATCGTTGCACAATCAGAAACCACTAAGATTTATCTTGGTGCTGATAGCGAACGTGTTAAAATCCATGGTGTATGGCACGCTGACTATACTCTAGCAGTTGTTGTTCACATTGACGGTAATCACGGTTGCAAAATCTTTGGTTCAGTAACTCGTGAACGCGACTTTGACCAAAAAGTGTCCAAACCTGCACTTCGCTTAATGCAAGAAGTATATAAGGTTAGTGACCTATTTCACGAACTATCGGACGTCCTACAAGATCGTCACGTTGAAGTTCACCTAGATATTAACCCTAACCTAATGTATGGTTCTAGCTGTGTTGTTCAACAGGCTATTGGTTATATCAAAGGTACTTGTAACGTTGATGCTCAAGTAAAGCCCAACGCTTTTGCAGCAAGCTATGCTGCTGATCGACTAAAATTTGTATTGGCTAACTAAAATGTCCGACCGTTTTGACCTAGAACAAAATATCATGCAATGCTGGAATGTTACAGATGACATTCAGCTTGCACTAGATCAGTGGGATAAACTGGACGAAGACGCCAAGCAAAACTACCTGATCGGACTCCAGCAAATGTACCAAATGAAGTTTGAGCGATTATGGGACAACTTTGAAGGCTGTGTTCGCAACAAACAAATTTAATGTAGGTGTGGCGGAACGGCTACGCGTCGGATTGCAAATCCGTTCTATGCAGGTTCAAGTCCTGTCACCTACTCCAGTTTAGCCAGAGTCCATGATGGCTTAAAATAATATTGGCTACCAAAAGGTCAACGCTAATGGTGTAAGCTCACAGTTGCTAGTTTTATCGCAGCAGTTCTATAAAAACTGTTGCCCATGCCCTTGTATCCTTAATGGTAGAGGTTCGCCTTTGTAACGCGAGTGCGGCAGTTCGATTCTGTCCTGGGGCACCATATATAAGTACACGTCCTAAATGAAAGAAACCTCTGAGGGCTTTAGTGGGGTGTATTTATATATGGTTGTATGAAGCAGACAGAAACAGGTTCTGGACGCGGGTTCGAGTCCCGCCAGCTCCACCAAAAGTATATTAGTGGTCTTGAAACCCACAATTCACAGTTAAGTCTGTGTGCTAGTATGCTTCTGATGGGGCTGCATTTGGTTTCGACAGGGCAAAGAGTAAACAAGTGGACAACTAGGTAAAGCAGAAGCCTTAGGATTAGGGTTGTTCCTGGTCGCAGAAGCAAAACAAAAAATAAACGCAAACGATACACAGTTCGCATTAGCAGCCTAAACGCCGCTTAGGGTTTTGTCAGGTTTTCCTCGTAACAGAATAAACCTGACCCTAAACCAACATAAATTTTAGCATATTGAACCACATATGGCAATCAGAGCCGGACTGTCGTAGTATGCTAAAATTTATGAAGGAAACCATGAAATACACAAACATTCTCGACCCTAAGCTGTTTCAATCGCAGCAGTTCAGCAATAATTTTAGCAAGCCAGTAGCTCAAGTTCATGAGTTTTACCTGAGTGGAGCAATTGAAGACGCTGAGGAATATATCGAGTGGTTTGACGTTATCCGTAACGCTTCTAGCACAGATACTATCCGCATCTATATTAACTCACCTGGTGGAGATCTTTTTACTACACTGCAATTCTTGCGAGTTATGTCGGACACAGAAGCCACGGTGGTTTGTAGCGTTGAAGGTGCTTGCATGAGTGCAGCAACCATGATCTTCCTACACGGCCATATGCAAGAAGTAACTCCACACAGCTTGTTTATGTTCCACGATTACTCGTCAGGAACATTTGGCAAAGGTGGTGAGCAGTACGATCAGATTCAGTTTGAGCGTGCTTGGTCTCGTAAGTTTATGACCGAAGTTTATGCTGAGTTTTTAACTGAAGCTGAAATTGAGTCCATGATGCACAACAAAGACATTTGGATGGATTCAGAAGAAGTTGTAAAACGCTTGACTGCAATGCACGCCAAACGCGAAGCAGACGAAGCAGCGGCTGAATCCCAGGAATAAAAATTTAGATTTGCAAGGTTTGTGCAAATCACTTATAATAGTAGTTACAGCCAAGGAGAACACTATGCGATTGTAGATATAAAGGAGAAATTCATGTCTAGAACGTATAAAGATAAACCTTGGAAGGTTACACATCCAGAGTCTCGCTGGGACTTTGGCACAGAGCAGATCGCCTACGAGTCGACTCGCAGAGTCTATGAACTCGATTTGGAGACTAATACCTATTGCTTTAGGGACACAGACGAGTTCTGTACTATCTATCGCCGCATTAGTATTGCAGGTGTAAAAACCAAAAAGAAAAAACGTGTTGATGCCGAATGGCATTGGATGAGTACGCCAGGCTGGTACATTAACCTATTTATGAACCGCCCACAGCGCAGCTCAGGCAAGCTGTGGGAGCGACGAGTAGTTAAAGTTCCCGTAGAGGAATTGGTAGATGAAACGCTTCCAGGTGTTGGCCGTAAACCACACCTTTACTACTGGTAAAAAAGCAGCGCAGTAAATGTTATGCGCGTACATAAAACGAAACATTAGGTGCATGAGATTTGTGCCTTGGAAAGTAATGCAGCGGGGTTGGTCCTGCGACTGGCCTTGAAAACCAGGTTCTCTTAACAGGGATGGGGTTCGACTCCTCTGCTTTCCGCCATATATAACCACATCAGCCTTAACTCCACGGTAGTGTCTAGTGTACTAGTCGCGAACGGGTCTGGTAAGAAGCCCTGGCACTTGGTGTGGTTATATATGGCTATTTCATTTAAAAAACTCAAAGACCCTAAATTGGGGCTAACAGACAAACTAACATTTGGCAAGCTAAGTGGTTGCCGTGTGTGCGATGTAGCTCAAGACCACTACGAATACTTAATCTGGGCTGAAAAGTCTGGTTACGTTAAGTTTCAAACCGAGGCCATTGAGCTGATTCAAGAGCAGGCTAGTTTTGCTCGCTGGAAGATCAATGAGGCCGAAGAAGTTGCTCCATACATGGACGGCAACAAATACGAATACTTGGCAGAAATTGCCAGTCGTCAAGACTACGACACAAGTTTTGAAGACGACGTTCCCTTTTAATGCGTGCTTAGCTCAGCTGGTAGAGCACTTCGTTGCCAACGAAGATGTCGCAGGTTCGAACCCTGTAGCCCGCACCACAATTACCCTTGCGCCAAACTGGCCAAAATACAATGTACAAAGTCTACTGGACAAATGAAACTGGTAATGCCTGTAGTGCGGAAATACCTCAACTACAGAACACCTTAATTTACGTAGACTTATTACGCAAACAAGGTATGCAATACGTTACTATGGTTTCAGACTATTCAAACATGGTTGGCAAGCCAGGCGCACGTGGGGCTGGCTCAGAGTATACACCACAACTGCTGAACCCATGACTGTGGAGTCGCCTTGCGTAAAATTGTGCAAAATCCAAGATAGCGTTTGCACAGGATGTAAGCGAACCTTAGCAGAATTAACTGACTGGTATAAACTATCAGATCACGAAAAAGTAGAAATACTAAACAAAATCAAACAGCGCGGGGTTGGTATAGTGGCTGTGCTCTAGCCTTCCAAGCTAGTGAGACGAGTTCGATCCTCGTACCCCGCTCCAATTATAGGTAAATACTATGCAATGTCCAGTTTGTTCTCAGAATTCTTTAGTGCAAGATAGCACTAATACCATCACTATAGGTGCTCACACACATCAAAATTGTGCTTTAAAATGTACTAATTGTGGATGGGAGTCAGAATTCTTGGAGAGCGTTGACGGTGACACATCAGTATGGCAACGACTAGAAGATAACTTATAACGCATCCTTAGCTCAGTGGTAGAGCGTCTCGTTTACACCGAGAGGGTCGGCAGTTCGAAACTGTCAGGATGTACCAATTAAACCGCTAAGGAACAGCTCGATGTACTGGAGCCTCCAGGGGATGCGGCGATTAGGGTTACCCTTGACCCTAAACTGAATAAATTTCCACTTGAACAAATCCCCTAAAGACGGTATAATATATACTTCTTTAGGGGATTTCTGCATTATGAAGCAAGAAACATTAGTTATCGACCTACGACCTTTTATGAAGGTTAATTTAGAACAAATCAGCGAATTACGTACTATTATGAATCACACAAAAATCACAGACCAAAAAACAGCACACGATGCCGTCCGCAACCGCCAGTATATTGTAGGCAGTTTTAGCCCAACTACTGGCATTAGCTTTTCCACTGAGCCTACCGTACAGTATTCCAGTATGCAAGCTAGAACTGAGTGCAAGCGGCTGGCTAAAATGTACCCAGGCAAGACATTTATATATGTCCAGCTGCAGGGTGCAGAAATGCTTGTGCCACAACCAACAACCGTTAGTATCTAAGGAATCTTATGCGTAAAATTGTTATTGGCATGGACGCTGGCCAAGCTGGCACAGACTCGTGGAGTTTTTGGTTAGTTCCAAAATCCATGACCGATACACAGTTATCAGAACTAGCCTGGGAATGTGCTAAAGACCATGCAGAAATGTACGGAATCTATCCGCGTGATGAATACGTGGATACCGAAGGTTTCGATGAAGATGACGAGTCTTATTCAGAGGGGATTGAGGGTTGGTATGAAGACTACGACTCTGAAAAACACGATGGCCACCGCGTTGGCAGCGACACTAGCTGGCAGGAGTACTAATGGCTAATATATTTTTTGCAAGTGACCACCACTTTGGTCACGCTAATATTCTTACGTTCAAACGTGATGATGGCACTGCCTTGCGTGAGTTTCAAACAATCTCGCACATGAACGAACATATCGTTGATTGTCACAATAGTGTAGTACGCCCTAATGACAAGGTATACTTTTTAGGCGATATAGTCATGAGTACTAAGTCCTATTCGTTAGATATTTTAAAAAGAATGAATGGGCAAAAAGTTCTAATTAAAGGCAATCACGATTTGTGTAAAATGGAGGCCTACTTAGAGCACTTCAAAGATGTTCGCGGTAGTCACCAGTTTGAGGGGCTAATTATGACCCATATTCCCATTCACCCAGAAAGCTTAGCTCGCTGGGGTTTAAATGTGCATGGTCACTTACACCACAATGTGGTAAAGATGCCTCTTGCACAGATTCCAGACCGTCGTTATTTTAATGTTTCGATGGAACGTATCAACTATACCCCTATTTCATTAGAAGAGGTTAAAAAACAATGTCGGTAACACTACAAAACTTGGAGAGTGCCCTTGCTGGCGAATCCATGGCGTACACAAAGTACCTGTACTTTGCCAAAATTGCTCGTGAAGAGGGCTATGATGAAGTAGCTGACCACTTTGAGCAAACTGCTGGTCAAGAACTAAAGCACGCCTGGGGCCATCTAGAACTCTTAATCGGCAAGCCTAGTACTAAAGTTTGCTTAGAAAAAGCCATTGAAGGCGAAACTTACGAGTACACAGAAATGTACCCGCTGTTTGAAGCCAAGGCACTTCGTGAAGGTAATTATGAAGTTGCACAAGAAGCTAAGCACCAAGGCACAGAGTCTCGTGAGCACGCAGAAGCCTTTATCAGAGTTCTACAAAAAGCTGAAAAGCGTTTTGCTGCATTAAAGCGTGTTGAGCAACGTCACGCAGAAGCATATCAACAAGTTTGGGAAACAGTAAAATGACATATATTTGCGTATTATGTGACCACGTTCACGATGAAGCTACAGAAGGCGCTTGGGATACACTTCCAGACGATTTCGAGTGCCCTGAGTGTGGGGTAGGCAAAGAAGATTACATTACTTTCGAGGACTAAATGCTAGAGTGCCTAATCTTAGGAGATTCGATTGCCGTTGGCGTTAGTGCCAAACGTCCAGAATGTGTTTCATACTCAAAAGGTGGAATTAATACCTGGCAGTGGAATAACAAATACCTAACTAAAAATCTATCTGCAAAAACAGTAATTATTAGTTTGGGCAGTAACGACCACAAATATGTTAAAACTCGTCGTGAGTTGGAAAATATGCGTGAGCTAGTTCAGGCAGATAGGGTTTATTGGGTATTGCCCCACGGTAATTTAAAAGGCAGTGAAGTACCTATTGAACGGATTCAGCAGTATGTAAACGAAGTTGCTGAAATGTATCAAGACGTAGTATTACCAATCAAATACCCTACCAAAGATAATGTTCATCCCAGCGATCGCGGATATAAAGATTTAGCAGATAAAACGCGCTGATAGCTCAGTTGGTTAGAGCAGCCGACTCATAATCGGTTGGTCGCGGGTTCAAGTCCTGCTCGGCGCACCACTTTTAAAAGCCCTTCCTGTTGGAGGGGCTTTTTCATTTGCATAAATATTCACTTGAAACAGTGACTACTTTTTGATATAATTATTCTTTAACAACGCAACCCAACCTTTTAAAACACATGAAAATTAATTTTGCCCAAGTTCCTGCTACTGACGTTGACACATTTGGCGACGAAGGTTTGTTCGGCCCAGATTTTGATGGTAATTTTTACTACAACTATTTGGAGTTTGGAACAAACCCTGGCGGTACTGATGAAGTATCCATTGTAGACGGCTGCGAACGTTATATGCCTATTGCAGTAGAACATATCCCTAATCTAGTGGACGCCTTGCTTACCGTATATCGTATGCACTTGACTCAAAAGTCTGCTCAAGACGAGCTAGACTTCATTAAGAGCGACGACGAATTGTTTATCTAATAAGGAAATACTATGGCAACTAAATCTAAACTTCCAGCTACAGCACCCGCAGTTCCTCAAGGCGTACAACGCACTCAAGCCAACCGTAAGCGTCGTCTTGCCAGAACTTTCAAGCAGCAACCTAACAACAAACAAGTAGAAAATGCACTACTAGAAGTTGGATCAAAGCGCAAAGCTCCAGTTACTTCGCAGTGGTCACACAGCGATATTCGTCTGGCTAAACTGTTCAAAGAGTTCAGTGGTCGCGCTCCAAAAGAATTGTTCAGCACTAACCCTAAGGTGCAGCAAGCGGCATTAAGCGTGCCAAGCACAAAAGTCTTTACAAACCTGCCACAAGGCAAGGTAGACTTCTCCATTGGTGCACGTGCATTTATGCGTGAGGCTGCTACATGGAATTGATTGGGTACTACCTGTTATTTGCATTTAGTATCTCTATTAGTGCTTGCTACTTTTGGTTCTGGCCCCTGTTGCAAGAGGCTAGGACTGCAAGAATTCAGAATTCTTTTACGTACTACCCAGTGCTAAGCACTGTGATTTATATTCTAGTATCTGCTGTGGTGGCTCCGCTAATGGTGTTTCCAATGTTTAGTTCTGCTATGGCACTACGATTTGAGATTGGTCTCCGATCAGAGATTCTAAAACCAGACGCAGAAATTAGCAGTTGAACACACCAGCCTATCGCTGTATAATATATACTTAGACAGACAACAAAGGCTTACAAATGAAAATCAAAGAATTCACATACACAAAACCCAACGGCGATTTTTCACATCGTACTTTGGTTGAACTGGTTACTCCCACTGAGCACATCGAAGGCATTGACGTTAGCGAACTTGACATGGATACCTACGCTGAATTTATTCAGCAACTCAAGATGTTTGAAGATGCTGTGTACACTAGCCGCATGAAACTGTATGCTGACTTTGACCTCACAAACAGCTACCGACGATTCGTTCCCAGCCGCATGACCAATGTGACTACCGAATTCGTTTAAAAAATCAAACTTGAATATCACAGCTTTACACTGTATAATACTATTTTAAATCACAGAAAGAACACATATCATGGCAGCAACTTGGACAGACGAACTCAAAGCATCCGTTATTGAAAAATACGAAGGTGCAGGCCCAACTCCTGAAAACTCCACAGAAATCATCAAAGACATTGCCGAAGAAATCGAAATGTCTCCTAACGGTGTGCGTATGGTGCTAGTGCAAGCTGGCGTGTACGTTAAAAAAGACCCTGGCGCAGCGTCTACATCCAAAACCAAAACAGCCGCATCCGGTGACAAGCCAGTTCGCGTTAGCAAAGAATCCGCTATCGCTGACTTGAAAGCTGCACTTGAAGACGCAGGCAAAGCTGTTGACGAAGACATTTTGTCTAAGTTGACTGGTAAAGCAGCAGTATACTTCCTGTCAGTGTTGAAGTAATCAAGGCGGCTCTGGCCGCCTTTTCTCATTAAGGACTAATATGGCAACGAAAAAACGAAGCGACTTGGAAACCGAATTGATGACTCCGGCTAACATTAGCCGAGTAATCCGTTTGCTGGAGCCCACTGAAGAAGGTCAGAAGCCTATTACCAAAAAAGATGCTTGCCAGATTCTTGGCATGGCATATAACACCACGCGTCTTGGCACTATTATCGAAGACTTCAAGCGTGCACAGGCCCGCGATGCGCAGCGACGTGCTGAACTTCGAGGTAAGCCAGCTACGCGCGAAGATGTAGTTTATATTATCTCAGAGTACCTTAGTGGCGAAACTGTAGACGCTATTTCAAAGATGACATACCGATCACCTACATTTATCAAGAATGTACTAGAATCAAACGCGGTACCTCTACGGGTTCCTGGGCATACATACTTTAGTCCCGAACTGATTCCTGATGGTGCTGTTCGTGATCGTTTCAAGATTGGCGAAATTGTTTATAGTGCACGATATGATTCAATTGCACGTATTGACTCAGAAACTAAAACTGAAAAGTATGGTTACATCTACAGAGTATGGTTGCTTAGTGAACGTTGGTTGCAAGCAGCTAACCAAGAAGCATATGAGCTTGCCAGCCTACAACACTTGCGCGAACTAGGAGTACGGATTTGATTAAAATAATAATTGTTTTTGCGCTAGTCGCACTATTGGTGGCTTTTGTTTATCAAACTGTCGGTAAGTTTACACTGCGCGAGTACAAACTTGCGTTCAAAGTTGGGGCAGCAGCCACAGCTTCCCTTTTAATTCTTTTTGCTATCACACAACTGTTCTAAATGAAAAATATCTTTAAAATTTCCGCTGTTATCGCCGCTGTGGTACTGGCCACTGGTTGCACTCGTATTGAAACTGGTGAGGTTGGTGTTCGTGTTGATGCCTACAAACAAGTACAGCCAGGCGAGCTCATGCCTGGTAGCATGAACCAGACCATTATTGGTGATGTGTTGACTTTCCCAACCAAGGATGTTAACGTGTCGCTGGAAAACATGAGTCCTGTGGCCAAAGACAACAGCACCATGAAAGACCTGGACGCTGTGGTTGTTTACAACATCAATCCACAGACCGTTGCTGAACTGTATTCAACCAAGAACAAAAGCTTTCACGCTGAGTTCCGAGGCGACACTTATGTGATGTACAACTACATTGTGCAAAATGCTCGTAATGCTATCTACAAGGCAGCACGAAAGTACGAAGCACTTGACATGGCAGACAACCGTACCGAAATGGAAAACTTTATCAAGGACGAGATCACTCGAAACCTTGCCGAAGAAAAACTGGACGGTTCTATTACTATCAATCAGGTTATGATTCGTAATGTGCAGCCCAGCGACACAGTTGTTGCCAGTGCCAATGATTTGGTTCGTTCAAAAAATGAACTAAAGCAGAAGGAAGTTGAAGTTAAAACTGCTGAAGCAGAAGCTCGACGTATTGCTGCCCTTGCACAAAACGCAGGTGCTATTCAGTACATGGATGCTCAGGCTCGTATGAAGCAGGCTGATGCAGCTCTTGAAACTGCCAAGGCTATTGCAACATTCAAAGGTAACACCTTGGTGATTGGTGCAGGTACCAACGTCAACGTTGGCAAGTAATATGAAACACTGGCTATTTGCTGAACCAGTTGGTGAGACTAGCGAGCCAGTGTGGATGGTATACTCTGAGGAGGCTATTATTGCCCAATACTGGGATATTTGGCATCGTCAGGGTATTGCTTACAACAAAGCACACGGACTTGACGTTAATAAAAATATCACTACCCACAACTGTATCCAAGATTGGGTTGTAATGCATTGGGCAGTAGAAGCCACGCCCGAAAACCTGCTTAAAATTATATCTGCGCCAAACCCCCAATAATTATAATGTCGAAGATTACCTGGCCAGAACTACATTTTGGGCCAATCAACTTATGGAACGCACCTAAAATGGATGAAAATATTTTATATAGCCGAATCATTGATGAAAACATGGACAAAGGTTTTCAGATTCGCCTAGCTGTTAATGACTTCAGGGACATTACCTATATTCAGCTTCGTAAGTTCTTTTTGAGCTACGAAGGTGACTGGGTTCCTAGTCGTGAAGGTGTTAGTATTCCGGCCAGTACTGAAAATATTTATGCCATCTTAGACGGACTATTTGAGATTTGCTCTAAAGCTGAGGGCGAAGAAATTATCAAACACTATAATGAGAAACTAAAAAATGAGCAACCTTTGGTTTAATATCAGATTTGGAAAGTATCACTGGCAATTTTCCAGAGACTGGGAAATTAGTTTTGGTAAAAACCACTACTGGGATGAAGACCCTGAGCAGTACAATGGTGTTAAGTGGTTTAAAGTTTATTGTGCTTTTGGACGGCATTTCTAATTTTTGACTTGTTTCTGTGACCCTAAAGTGTTATAATTATCTTTATGAACAAAATCACACAATATTTAGATTCGGCTTCAGCCGCTTATTACGCAGGTAGTCCATTCATCACTGACGCTCAGTTTGATGCTCTTGCTGATTCAGTAGGCTATGGTGCTGTTGGCACTAAGCAAAATTCCAAAACTGAACGTCATCTTTATCAGATGTACAGCCTACAGAAATACTATGAAGATGAAGATAAAGCTCGCCCTCTCGAAGGCATCCGAGGCATTGCTACAAGTATTAAGCTGGACGGGGCAGCTCTCAGCCTTCTTTATGTTGATGGTAATCTTGTTCGAGTTCTTACCCGTGGGGATGGTGTAGAAGGTCAGATTGTTACTGACAAATTCTTGGGCAATCCTATTGTTCCACAAACAGTGCCCTTTCAGGGCGTACACCAGATCACTGGCGAGATTGCGGCTCCGCTTAACATCGAAAATGCTCGTAACTACGCAGCAGGTGCACTTAACCTAAAAGATGTAAACGAATTTCGTACTCGTGCACTAAGTTTCTTTGCTTATGGCGTTCAACCTAGCTTGCACGATACATTCAATGCAGACATGAACGCACTGCGTCTGGCTGGTTTTAGTGTAATCAATGAACCAGACTTGGATAAAATCTTTCCTTGTGATGGTATCGTATTCCGTGTTAATGACAATGCCCAATTTTATGAAATGGGCTACACGGCCAAACATCCTCGCGGTGCATATGCTAAAAAAGAACGGGCAGCCCATGTTGAAACAAAACTACTCTCAGTCGAATGGCAAGTGGGTAAAAGTGGTAAAGTATCTCCAGTTGCTATTCTGGAGCCTGTTTATATTGGCGATGCCCTTGTCAGTCGTGCTACTCTTAATAACCCTGGTTTTATTGAAATGCTGGATTTACGAATTGGTGACACAGTAGCCGTTATCCGGGCTGGAGAAATCATCCCTTGCATCTTGCACAAAGTTGATGCTTGAGCAATAAAAATTTACACTTGTCAAAGCGACCCCAATCAGTTATAATATAGTCTACAAAGTGATAAAAGAACATGAGAATCGAAATCCCAACAACCTGCCCCTGCTGTGACTACAAATTAGAATTGGTCAATGATCAACTCTTTTGTCGCAACACGGCTTGCAGTGCTCAGCTTACAAAGAAAGTTGAACACTTCTGCAAGACTCTAGGCATTAAAGGTATGGGCCCTAAGTCAGTTGAAAAACTTGACTTGCAGGATTTGACTGAGCTGTTTTATCTTGACTTAGACACAGTAACAGAAGCCCTAGGTAGTGAAAAGACTGCCGCAAAACTACTAGATGAAATCGAACGAGCCAAATCGGCTGATCTAGCCACAGTGCTAGCAAGTTTCTCGATTACTCTGGTTGGTAATACGGCTTCTCAGAAAATCTGTAGTGTGGTTGACAACATTGACCAGATTACATATGAAACTTGCAAAACAGCTGGTTTAGGCGATAAAGTCACCGAAAACCTGATTACTTGGTTAGAAACAGATTTCCCAGACTTACGAGAGTTTTTGCCGTTCTCATTTAAGTCTAATAGAAATTCCACTGCAAACAGTAACAACAATAATAAAACTGTTTGTATAACTGGAAAGTTATCTTCTTACAAAAACAAAGCAGAGGCTTACACAGCCCTGGAAGCTGCCGGATATAAGGCAGTAGAGTCTGTTACCAAAACAACAGACTATTTGGTTGATGAAGAAGATAAAGATAGTACAAAACGCAAAAAAGCCGAATCTCTCGGCATCCCTATTATTAAAAACCTAAATACTTTCTTGAAAGAAAATAAACAATGACTACAAATACAACTAAAAACTGGTCCGATGAAGCTGTTGACCAACTGATGAACATCGTTGGATCACAAAGCCCTGTTAGCGTTGAGTCTGTTGAGCGTGCTGCTGAACAACTCGGTAAAACTACTCGTAGTATCGCTTCTAAGCTGCGTCAACTAGACCGTGAAGTTGCTAGTCTTGCTAAGGAAAAAACCTCTGCTTTTACCGCTGACGAAGGTGCTGATCTCGCCGATTTCGTTGGTGCAAATGCCGGTAATTTGACTTACAAAGAAATCGCTGAATCTTTTGCTGGTGGCAAGTTCACTGCAAAACAAATCCAAGGTAAATTGCTGGCCTTGGAACTGACTGGCAGCGTTAAGCCAGCAGAAAAAGTGGAAGTTGCTCGTACTTACACCGAAGCTGAAGAAGCCACTTTTGTTAAAATGGCTGATGCCGGTAGCTTCATTGAAGAAATCGCCAGCAAGTTGAACAAGACTGTTGCCAGTGTTCGTGGTAAAGCTCTGAGCTTGACACGCAAAGGTCAGATTGCTAAGATTCCTGCACAAAAAGAATCTCACGCTAAAGAATCTGTTGACCAAGTTACTGCCTTGGGTGCTTCTATTGCAACCATGACTGTTGCTGAAATTGCTCAAGCAGTTGACAAAACAGAGCGTGGTCTGCGTACTTTGCTGACTCGCCGTGGTATCAAAGTTGCTGACTATGATGGTGCAGCTAAAAAAGCTAAGGCCGAAGCCAAAGCAGCCGCTTAATTTGGTTTAACCAATCAGCCCGGGAGTCCCATAAAGCTCCCGGGCTTTTTCTGTTTAAGGAGTTCATAGTATGAAAGTAACTATTACATACCATGATAACGATTCTTTCACAATGGAAGAAGTCGTAAAACAGGCTGTGCATAATTATGGCAAGGCTGCACAAGTAGAGATTACCCCAGAATCTACTATGGCCTATGACCACATCTATTTCGGATTACAGCAGCTTATTACGCATGAGCAGCTAAGTCTCCTATACGATAGTGGTGCATCATATCAACAAGATATTAAAAAGCTACGAGAGCAAGTTATGTATAAAGTAACCGAAATCGTAGATCAAGTTCTAATAGACAACGAATCGAAAGTAGGGTAACTTGGATACTAGTGCAGTAGTCTTAAACAAATTATTAACTGAGCGTAACCTAGATATCTGGGCAAAACTGAAGTTGGTATTCTTAGACCCTGCGTACTCTTCCTTGTATAGCGTCGTTAATAAGTACTACGAGAAGTACAGCGCTATACCGTCATTTGACGATCTTGAGCTAACCTTAAGGGAGGGTCCGGCGTCTAAAACTCTGGCAACTCTCCGGTTAACCGAGGTACCAGACGTTTCTGCTGAAGTAGCATTGGATGCTTTAATCGACCAATATACTCAGAATGAAACGGTAAAATTACTAGATAAATTCGTAGATAAACTCCCACTCTACGATACGAATGAAATAAAAGAAAGTCTAGCAACAATTGCTCTGACTATTGAGGAAAAGACTCATACAAGTGAAAAAGTCTTTACCATGGCTGACATGATGATGTTTCAGCATCCAGAAGACTTGGAGAAAGAACGTGTATATCTTGGACTTAACAACGGCTTTGACAGTGTGCTTGGCGGTGTTGCTCGCCAGGAACTTATCCTCATTGGAGGTAAGAGGGGCTCTGGTAAATCTGTTGCTTGTAGCAACTTGTTTATTAATCAGTACGAATCTGGCAATTCAAGCATTTATTTCTCAATTGAAATGACTGCTAAGGAGACGATGGAGCGTAATCTATCGGTTCTAGCGAATGTAAACTTACAGAACCTAAAGCAACACAAACTAACCGACGATGAGCTGCTAAGAGTTGTAAAGGCTCGTGCAGAAATGTTTGACAATAGCTCCGATTTAGTATCTGAATTTATGCGTCATCGTGATCGCTTTAAGTTCGAAGAAATGCTAGTACGTAGTTGTAGCTTGAAGCCAGATAATCAAATGATTATTGTTGATGACCGTGACCTGACCCTAAGTAGCATCGACTTGCATATTGGTAAAGCCAAAGCAAAGTTCGGCGATAAACTCAAACTAGTAGTGGTAGATTACTTGAACCAAATTGTCCTAGAAGGTAACGATCAGTATGATTGGAAACCGCAAATCGAAGTTTCAAAGAAACTCAAAAACCTTGCACGTAAGTATGAAATCGTCATGGTCAGCCCGTATCAGATTGACAAGGACGGGGAAGCTCGTTTCGCGAAAGGTATCTTGGACGCAGCGGATATTGCCCTTACTATGGAAGCGCATGACAAAGAAACTAATGCGATCAGTTTTGAGACGACAAAAATTCGTGGGGGCAAGGAAATGGCATTTACGTGCCCGATTGACTGGGATAGTCTACGCATCAGCCCACAAAGCGTGGATCGCCCACAAGCTAAAGAGACGATAAAGAAAGCCGGTAAGAAATCGCAGGACGATGCTCCTCCAGTAAGTGATACCGGTGCTGACTTACCTTGGAACGCATAATGTACACCACAAACGGATTACTAGAAGTCCTAGACGAAGCTGAAATGGCGTATATTAGTGCTGATTTCTGGTTTAGCAGAGAAAATCCTAGCTTTCCTGTAAGTATTCATGACCATCCCGAACATCCAGTATGGAAAGAACTAAACGCTTTCCAAAACGGCTGGTTGGCTTGTAAAAACTTCTACAAAATAAATACTTAATATGTCAGACCCAGTACTAGAACTTATACAGAAAAATAATCTAGCGTTCAGCGTATCTGGGCGCGACTATCTTATCAAGTGTTTAAATCCAGACCATCAGGATTCAAATCCTAGCTTTCGCGTAGACAAAGTAACGGGCGTAGCTCATTGCTTTGCCTGTGGGTTTAAAACAAATCTTTTCAAGTACTATGGTGTATTCACCAACTTAGTGCCAATGAAGATCATGGCACTAAAAGAAAAGCTATCTGCGCTCAAGAAGTTTGGTCAAGAGCTAGAGCTGCCGCAAGGTTATACACCTTGGACAAAACAGTTTCGTGGTGTTAGTCCTGCAACGCTCAAGCACTTTGGTGCATTTTACACAAATCAAGTAGAAAAGCTACAAGACCGTATTATCTTTCCAATTAAAGACATTACCAATAAAACGCAAGTGTTTGTTGGCAGGCACACAATGTCCAATGGTAATCCCAGATATATCAACTATCCTCAAGGCGTAAAGATTCCGCTTTACCCAGCACATTTACCCAGTGGCTACTCTAGCATGGTAATTGTTGAGGGTTTGTTTGATATGCTGAACTTATACGACAATGGTTGTGAGAATGTTGTGTGTGCTTTTGGCACTAACACACTTCAAAATGACATTAAATCAAAACTTTTACCTTTTCGAGCACAAGGCATTACACACATCTATGTTCTATTTGACGGAGATGATGCGGGACGAAGCGCGGCAAAAACACTCAAGCCGGTGCTAGAAGCAGAAGGGTTTATTACAGAAATCGTTGAGCTACCTGATGGCACCGACCCGGGCGATTTAGATGCCGAGAATGTGCGATCAATCGCAGAGTATGTAAATAAATGATAAATACTTCAGAGTGGAATCCTATTGTTACGCCAAGCGGAAACGAGTATGCTTTGGTAAGACTAGCCGAAGGTATATTGCAAATAAAGTTATACAAAGGATACGTTGTAAATATAGACGCTAAAGCTATACCACAACTAATAGATATTCTAACACGTTTAGAAAAAGAAATTTGAAACACTAGCTTAGATACGCTATAATAAAGTATTAAGGAAAGACATAAATGAAAATTGCGCTAATTGATAAAGCACCGAACCGCACTCGTTACTCAGACTATTTCGAGTTTGAGTTCGACCATTTTCACATGAGTTCAGTGCCAATTACCAAGTTACTGAAAAAAGACGTAGACTTGGTAGTTGACTTGGAGCCTTACGACTTCGTGGTTCTAGTAGGCTCGGAAGCGGCTAAAGAATACGCTAAAATTACTTCAGTAACAAACATGGCAGGTCAGCTAGTAGATGATAAGTTTATTGCTATTAGTAACCCTGCTATGCTGAGTTTTAAGCCAGAAGGTAAGCCTGACTTTCAACGTGCTGTGGATCGTATTCACAAGTACGTTAAAGGTCAGCTCAAGCCCAGCGTACAAGGTGACTTTGCTGGAATTGATGACACTGCTGAAGCCAAACGCTTCTTGCGCGAAGTCTTGGCTAATGCCCAAGGCTATGTAGCTTGGGATACGGAAACAACTTGCCTTTACCCACGAGACGGGTATGTTCTAGGCGTTTCCATGAGCTACAAAACTTTGCATGGACGTTATATTTTAACTGACTGCCTAGACGACGTTTGTTTAGACTTGATGCGTAAAATTGCACGTGAGTTCTATAGCGTGTTTCACAATATGAAGTTCGACTTTAAGATGATTAAGTATCACCTTGATATCGACTTTCCTCGTGACAAAGTACATGACACAATGGTTATGCACTATGTACTGGACGAAACTGACTCTCATGGTTTGAAACCTCTGGCCCTAAAGTACACCAACTACGGTGATTATGATTCAGAGCTAGACGATTTCAAGAAAGCCTACTGTGCGGCACATGGCCTCCTTCAAGACGATTTCACTTATGACCTTATCCCTTTTGATACTATTAGCCGCTATGCTAGTATTGATACGGCTGTAACTTTTGACCTGTTCAACAAGTTCTGGCCTATTGTTCAGCAAAATGCTAAATTGCTCAAGGTATATCAAGAAATTCTTATTCCAGGTACATTGTTCTTAATGGACATGGAAGAAGTCGGTATTCCAATGAGTACTGAGCGTATGGCTGCCGCCAGTAAGTACTTGGACTATGAAATCGAGGCCGCCAAGAAAGTGGTGTACAGCTTTGATGCAGTAAAACAATATGAACGTGATTCAGGAAAAATCTTTAACCCTAACTCAGTTATGCAGCTTCGTGTTGTGCTTTTTGATTATCTGGGACTTAATCCCACTGGTAAGAAAACTGCTACCGGAGCCGTCTCAACTGACGCAGAAGTGCTCGGTGAGCTGTCCGAAGAGCATCCACTGCCAGCGGCGATTCTAAAGGTACGACAACTTGGCAAGATTCAAAACACCTATATTTCAAAGATTTTACCGGAAATTGACCGCGATGGTCGTATTCGTACAAATTTTAACCTTATCTTTACTACTAGTGGTCGCCTTAGTAGTTCTGGGAAGTTCAATGCTCAGCAAATCCCTCGCGACGACCCTATTATCAAAGGTTGTATCGAGGCTCCAGCTGGCTATAAAATCGTATCACAGGATTTGACCACAGCCGAGATGTATTATGCGGCTGTGCTTTCGGGTGATAAGAACTTGCAAGAAGTGTTCTCCTCAGGCGGTGACTTTCACTCAACAATTGCTAAAATGGTGTTTAGCTTGCCTTGTGCTGTTGAAGACGTTAAGCGACTGTTTGGAAATATGCGTCAATCGGCTAAGGCTATTAGTTTCGGTATCTTGTACGGTTCAGGTGCTAATAAAGTTGCTCAAACAGTTACCAAAGGATTACCAGATGGTGAAACTTATGCTGTTGAACAGGCTCGTGATGATATTAAACAATACTTTACAAAATTCAGCAAACTAAAGCGTTGGCTGGAAGATCGCAAAAACTTTATTCAAACCAATGGCTACACATACTCATTCTTTGGTCGGAAACGCCGACTACCTAATGTCTTTAGCGCAGATAAAGGCATTGCCGCTCACGAAGTTCGTAGTGGCATTAACGCCGAAGTACAAAGTCTTGCCAGTGATGTTAACTTACTTGGAGCTATGCGAACAGCGCAAGAGGTTACAGCGCGTGGCCTAGATGCTAAAATCTTTATGTTGGTTCATGACTCGATTGTTGCGCTAGTAAAAGACGAAGATGTGGTGGAATACTGCGAGATCCTAAAGCGTAACACTCAACACCAGTGGGGCTGTGAGATTCCTGGTAGCCCAATCGGTGTGGATCAAGATATTGGAGAGGACTATAGCTTTGGACATTTTGTCGAAACATACGAAATTATCGGAGATAGCCTGGCCCGTGTTCAGGCTCGGTGAGCGTAAACCTAGTCAACATGAAGGTTTGGTATTTTACCATACACATTATGTTGACCATGATAACATCGAGAACGTAAACATACGTGTTGTAGATGACGCCAGTTTAAGCGGTAACACGCTTGGATTGCGTCGCCTACAGCTTCTAGATGAAAAGCTGTTCCCAATTCGCACGGCCATTTACTTCTTGGCAGATTTAGTTAAACTAGCTAAATCTACCACTTGGTTTATTGATAACTCAGGGCGAGTATTTCATTATGAAAAAAATACTCGCGCCAAACTCATAACAAAGCCAATCAAACAGATTTTACCTGCTAGTGGTATAGGTTGTGTGGTTGAGTTAGCTGGAATTAGTTCGCGTTTTAAGTCGCTACAACGTCCTAGCGAACACCAGCACTTTGCCAGAGTACTAAAACTTGGTATGGGATTTATATTTTATGGCTTTTGCGAAACAGTTAAGCCTGATAGTTGGAGAATGGTATGAATGAACGAATTGAAAGACTCGCGCTACGGGCGGGACGCCCAGGATACCCTCGCGGCGAAACTGAACTCCAAAATTTTGCAGAGTCAATTGTCCGTGAATGTATCAACAAGATCGAAACCTACCGTATTCCAGTTGGTAATAGTGCTAGTGGTGAATTAGCCTGTGAGTGGACATACGCCGCACTCCGTGAAATTCGAGATGATATAAAAGAATATTTTGGGATAGCGGATGCCTAAAGCAATAATTAGTAATCGCATTTACATGGATAACCCTGGCGTAGAGCATACCAAGGATATCATCAAAGCACTTACTTACAAAATCAAAAAAGATACTGGATCGAAGCAGTTCTCCACGGTAGAAATTATCAAGAACTATAAGGTATTGCCCAAAGGCATCTTGAGTATTCCACAAGGCCGCCTAGACCTGATTCCCGAAGATTATGAAATCATTGATAAACGAGTACTTGAGGATGTACCATTCCCAACACCTAAATATCCTCTACGACCCGAGCAACAAGTCGTTTATGACCCAATCGACGATACCTGCTTTATCAATGCCCTTGTGGGATGGGGAAAGACTTTTACAGCCTTACACCTTGCACACAAGTTCGGACAAAAAACTCTTGTTATTACCCACACCGCTGCCTTACGAGACCAGTGGTGTGAAGAAATCCAGGTCTTATTCGGGACGCAGTGCGGAGTTATTGGCGGTGGACGAATTGACCACGCCGACCACTTTATCACAGTTGCCAACATACAAACCCTGGCCAAAAATGCGGCGGAGCTTGCTAAGGAGTTTGGGACTATTATCCTGGACGAAGCCCACCACTGTCCTGCCACTACATTTGCAAGTGTTATCGACAGCTTTCACGCCAGATACCGCATTGCACTTAGCGGGACGATGGTTAGGAAAGACGGCAAGCACATAGTATTTCCAGATTACTTTGGGCCTATTGTCTATAAACCACCACAGTCTAATACCCTTACCCCTACAGTTCATGTAGTTAAGTCAGGAGTTACACTAAAGCCAGGAGTACCTTGGGTTGAAAAGGTAACTGAGTTACTAGAATCAGAAAAGTACAGATTCTTTATTGCAGATATTGCCAGGATGCATATTGCTGAAGGCCACTCGGTATTGATTATTGCTGATCGAGTCGAGTTTTTACACATAGTTAAGGAATACATTGGTGATGATTGCGCGGTTGTTACAGGCGACACAGAATTTGAAGAGCGACAGCTCGTCAAACAACAAATCCTCAGTGGAGAGAAAAAAGCCATCTGTGGTTCCAGGCAGATCTTCTCAGAAGGCATTTCTATTAACTCACTCAGCTGCGTTATCCTTGCAGCTCCAATGAGCAACGATAGTCTACTAGAGCAGATCGTGGGTCGGGTACAACGTATGCACGAAGGCAAGTTGAATCCACTTGTAGTAGATATTAACTTTGCTGGATACGCTGATAAGAAACAAAATAACGATCGTCTTGCGCTTTACTTGCGTAAAGGCTGGCAGGTCATAACGGTATGATAAATTTAGACTTGTCACACCATGGTCATTATGATATAATATAGTCTGAGTTCAAGATATGGCACTCTTTTTCAACTTAGAATTACTGGAAGCAGAATCTCAGTGCGACCCTAAACTAATGTTATCTATGCTTGAAAGGCACTTTGGCAAAAAGCTAATACCGAAAAACAACCGCGATAGACTAAATTATCGAAACCTAGCGGGCCACAGTTTTTTGTTAAATGCCGATCAACTTTTCACAGATACAGCAGACGTTGCACACAAAGCGCAATACATAAGATTAGCAGGACGCCGCGACTATAGTCTTTATAAACTGTATGCAGTTACTTACTTAGACTTAAGTTACTTTAAGGATATTGACACCAGCTTATTAAAAAATAATCCTCTGCTCCACATAACGCAAAACAAAATATATTTCAAATACGAAAGCAAATAAAAAATGGCAATTTCATTCAAAAACACCAAAGGCAAAGCACAATCTAACAAGGTTGATGCTTATGAGTACAAAGATGGCGAAAACACAGTTCGCCTGGTTGGTGGAGTTCTTCCTCGATACATTTACTGGGTCAAGGGCAGCAACAACAAAGATATCCCTATTGAGTGCTTGGCTTTTAGCCGCGACAAAGAAAAATTCGATAACCTCGAAAAAGATCATGTTCCAGCATACTTCCCAGAACTAAAGTGTTCTTGGAGCTACACAGTTAACTGTATCGACCCTAAAGACGGTAAAGTCAAGGCACTGAACCTGAAAAAGAAACTGTTTGAACAGATTCTTTCCACAGCTGCTGACCTTGAGCTTGATCCTACCGATTTCGACGAAGGCTTCGATATTGTGTTCAATCGTGCTAAAACAGGCCCGCTAGCTTTTAACATCAGCTATGACTTGAAGCCATTGAAGTGCAAGAAACGTGCTTTAACCGCCGATGAGCGTGCAGTTGCTGAAGCTGCTAAGAACATTGACGAAAAGTACCCCCGCCCAACCGAAGCCGAAGTATTGGCCCTGTTGGAAAAGATTACCACCAACACTGACGACGGCGATGCAGGCGATGACTCTGCACAAGAAGCTGTTAAAGAATTAGGTTAATATGCCCATAGCCCGCTAATCGTAAAAGCTTAGCGGGCTTTCTTATCTTATACACAATGAAAATACTTTTTACTGCTGACGTGCACATTAAGCTCGGTCAGAAAAATGTACCTGTTGAGTGGGCCAAAAACCGATTTGCAATGTTCATAGATCAGTTTCAGGAAATGCAGTCCGAAGCTGACTTTGTGATCATAGGTGGCGATATATTTGACCGACTTCCAACAATGGATGAAGTAGAACTTTACTTTGACTTTGTTGCCTCCATGAAAAAACCCACAGTTATTTTTGATGGAAATCACGAGGCTACCAAAAAAGCTCAAACCTTTTTGTCTTACCTAAAGAAAAGCACGCATAGATTAAACCCACTAGTGCGAGTGGTAGATGATTACGAATACTTTGTGGGCTTTGACCTAGACATTATTCCTTACTGCAAGCTAAAAGACTTTGAGAAAAATCACGCCTCAATGGAGTTCAAAGGCCGTATTCTTTGCAGCCATTTCCGTGCTGAGATTTTACCTCATGTAAAGCCAGAAATTGACTTGGACCTTTTTAACCGCTGGAATGTAGTTCTAGCAGGTGACTTACACAGCTATGAAAACTCTCAGCGCAATATTCTTTATCCTGGCAGCCCTTATACTACTAGCTTTCACCGTACCAGAGTCGATACTGGCGCTATTATCCTTGATGTTGATACTCTCAGTCATGAGTGGCGAAAATTTGCGCTCCCACAACTACTCAAAAAGACCCTTACGGCCGAAGAGGCCACCACCTCCGCCAATGCCACCACCTTTGATCACACAATCTATGAGGTGCAAGGCGATATGCAAGAACTCGGAGAACTTGCAGACTCAGAACTTATTGCCTCAAAAATACTTAAACGAGACACGGACTCTGCATTGATGCTAGAACCTGAAATGAGTTTAGATGCTGAGGTCAAAGAGTATTTAACCTACATACTAGAACTACCGGAGCCTACAATAGATAAGGTTCTACAGGAGATGCAGAATCATGCTGAAAAATTTACGTAACTCAACTGCCGAAGTGTGGTCACAAACCAACTGCCCTGCTTGTACCGAAGCCAAACGTATGCTAGACAACTTTGGTGTACAATACACTGAAAAGATGTTGGGCATTAATGGTTTTAGTAAAAAAGATTTGATTGAAAAAGTTCCAAACGCTCGTAGTGTTCCGCAGATTTTCATTAATGGTGAATATGTTGGCGGATTGCAAGAGCTAAAACAAAAATTAGCAAATGATAACAATAAAAACACTAGCATGGGATAATGCTTTTAGCTATGGTACTAATAATACCATTGACTTTTCTGCTTGTGCGCTTACGCAGCTTGTGGGTAAAAATGGGCATGGTAAAAGTTCTATTGCCTTAGTTCTTGAAGAAGGCTTATTCAACAAAAACTCCAAGTCGATTAAAAAAGCAGATATTCTTAACAGGTATACCAAAGATAAGTCTTATAGTATTTCAGTGGTATTTGACAAAGACGGCACAGAATATCGTATTGATACTAAGCGAGGTACGACTCAAACTGTTAAGCTGTTTAAATCTGGTGTTGATATTAGTGCACACACAGCTACTCAGACTTATAAAAATATCGAGGAAATTCTAGGCTTTGACCATAAAACATTCTCACAGATTGTTTATCAAAGTAGTTCTAGTAGCCTGGAATTTTTAACTGCCCCAGATACTGCCCGTAAAAAGTTTCTTATTGAAATCTTAAATCTTGGCAAGTACACTAGAGCACAGGAAGTTTTCAAAGAAACCGCGCAAGAGTTGGGCAAGGATATTACCCAAGTTCAGGCGCAGGTTAATACTGTAAATGCTTGGTTAAACAAGTATTCCAAGACTAATCTATCTGCCGAAACTTATGTGGAAGTTCCTGTTATTTCAGACGACTTAATCTCCGAAGCCACTCAGCTAGACAAGCAGATTCAGAGCCTGGAGTTTATCAATAAAAAGATTACTCAGAACAATACTTACAAGCAAGTTCAAGGCAAGATTAAGCTGTTTCCTATTCCAGAGAAACCAACTGAAGACCCTAAGCCGTTGCAATTTGAGGCAGGTCAGTTAAACACCCAATCTGTAGAGCTGTCCAAAACTGTTCGCGATTCGCAAGCGTTTACCAAAAAGATTGGTGCTTTGCACGGAACGTGCCCGACTTGTTTGCAGGAAATCGACGAAGCAAAGATTGCTGAACTAATTGCAGAACAGCAAAAGATTCAGGAAACAGCACTAGAAGCAAGCGCACGTATTTCTAACAGAATCTCGGAATTAGATGCACTTCGTGCAGACATAACAAAACGTACTCAAATATGGGATACTGCCAATAAGTCAAAAGAGGAGTGGGAGCGATACCATGCCTTAATTGACGATAGTATTCAGTCGGACTTGTTGGATAAAAATGAGCTAGAATCTAAGTTTATCGGCCTTCAAAAAGCCATTAGTACGCTAAAAGATTCTATTGCTAAAGCTGAGAAACACAACTTAAGTGCTAGTGCACATAATGCCAAGGTTGATATAATTTCTAACCAAATGGTGGAAATGAACGCCGAGCTTGAAACTTATTCAGGTAAATTGCACGAGCTTTCCGAACGCATGAGTATCCTAAACGTACTAACAAAGACGTTTTCGACAACAGGACTTGTTGCTTACAAGATCGAGTGCTTGGTAAAAGACTTGGAAGAAATCACTAACAAGTACTTGGTAGACTTATCTGACGGAAGATTTCAGATTGCTTTCCGAGTAAACGCCAGTGACAAGTTAAACGTCGTTATCACAGATAACGGCAAAGACATTGAAATGCTAGCACTGTCGGGAGGCGAACGTGCTAGAGTAAACGTAGCAACGCTTTTGGCCATTCGTAAGCTAATGCAAACCCTTTCCAGTTCACGGATTAATTTATTGATTCTAGACGAGACGGTTGAGACATTGGACGTAGATGGCAAAGAGCGTTTAATTGAAGTTTTATTGCGAGAAGAGCACCTAAATACCTTTTTAGTGTCTCATGGCTTTAGCCACCCACTGCTTGAAAAAGTAAATGTGGTGAAAAGCAATAATATATCACAAATTGAGGTATAAAATGGTTAAAATTGAAAAACTAAACACAGCCAAGGCTGTATTTACACGTAATGGTTTAGAACAGCCAGTATTTTTAAATTCTATCTTAACACGAGACGAATTTAAAACTCTACGAGTACTTGAAGGTACCGTAGTAGTTAGTATTGACGAAACAGACGTAGTTACTGTTGGTGTAACACAATCTGTTAGCGAAGATAGCCAGGTAGTTGTCCCTGAGCAAGTAGCTGCAGATACCAAAAGTCCTGAGCAGAGTGAGCCTGCCGTGGAGGCACCAGTTACGCCTGCGCCTAAGACGATAGTTCAGCCTAAGCCTAGAACACCAAAGTAATGGTCGTCGACGCTAGAGCTAAGGGGGCACGTACTGAAACAGTAGTACGTGACCTTTTAAAGAAACATACGGGTCTGGGTTGGGAGCGTGTACCTGGAAGCGGCGCACTAGACCCTAAACATTTGCTAAAAGGCGATCTTTATGTGCCTGGACGAACCAACCTCTACTGTACCGAAGTAAAAGGTTACGCAGAAGATCACTTAACGTCACACTTGCTAACTTCCAAAACTCCACAACTTGTAGAGTTTTGGGAGCAGACTATACGTCAGGGTACGCAGGTAAGTAAAAAACCTTTGCTGATATTTAAATTTAACAGAAGCAAAGTGTTTGTGGCGTTTGACGATATGCCTAATTCACAAGCTTACAGATGCATCTACTACAATCACGAAAGCCACGAGTTTTATGTGGCGCTCTTAGAAGATTGGTTACAGTACGAGCAACCACAATTTGTTACTTGAATACAAGAGGTTATTAGTGTATAATATACTCTTAACCACAGAAATATAACCAATGAGTATTACATTTAAACAAGCAGCAGCAACTAATAACACATTGCTAGTTGTCGACGCACTTAACCTAGCGTTCCGATACAAGCATTCGGGTGCTACTGATTTTGCACTGGACTATATCCGTACAGTTGATAGCCTTAAAAAATCGTATAAAGCTTCGCACGTTATTATTGCTTGCGACCAAGGCAGTTCAACTTATCGTAAAGCACTTAGCCCTGAATATAAACAAAACCGCAAAGACAAACAAGCTGAGCAAACAGATGCTGAGCGCGCAGCTTTTGAACTTTTCTTTGAAGACTTCCTTGCCACTATCAAACAGATTGAAGAAACTACAAGCTACCCAGTGCTAAAGTTTCAGGGCGTAGAAGCCGACGATATTGCAGCATATATTGTATCACAAAAGTCTAAGTTGAGCACTGACGATATTTGGTTGATTTCCAGCGACCGGGATTGGGACTTGCTAGTGCAGCCAGGCGTATCACGATTCTCCTATGTTACACGCAAAGAAGTCACCATTGACAACTGGAATGACCACTACGACTTTGATCCTGAAGATTACATCAGCATTAAGTGTTTGATGGGTGACTCAGGCGATAATGTAATGGGCGTTGACAAGGTTGGGCCTAAGCGTGCGGTTGAATTGGTCAAACAGTACGGCACAGCCTACGATATTGCTGCTAGTATTCCAATTCCTGGTAAATATGTTTATATTCAAAACTTAAACAAATGCAAAGACTTGCTCTTACTCAACTATCAACTAATGGACTTGGTGACTTACTGTGCTGATGCCATTGGTGACGATAACCTACAAACAATCAACGAAACCTTAGACATTTACTTAAAATGAGCCATTTTATAAATATTAACCGAGACTACGATCATGCTCGTGGAGTGCCTGTTAAGCCAGAGCTAGAATGTCAAGTACAGCCTGGAGCTAAACTTCCTGAACGAGCACATCGCACAGATGCCGGAGCAGACTTGTTTAGCTATGAAGAACACGAAATTTATCCTCAAGAACAAAAACTTGTGGATACGGGTATAGCGATAAAAATTCCAGAAGGCTACGGAGGCTTTATTTTCAATCGCAGCTCGCAAGGGAAAAAAGGCATTACAATCCCACATAGTGTTGGAGTCATTGATTCCGATTATCGTGGAAATTTAAAAGTATTGCTAAAAAATATTTCGGAAGACCCATATAAAATTTCGGTCGGAGACCGAATTGCACAGCTGGTGATTATGCCAGTTTTGCTGCCTGAGTTTAAAGATATTTGGAATGACACACAACGTGGTACAGGCGGTTTTGGTAGTACAGGGACTTAAATGCAATTTGATATTAGATCAATAGTACTAGGACTAGTAGTAGTGTGCATACTTAGTTGCATACTGTACACAAATAATGAAAATCGCAAAGCATATTATGCTTGCCTAAAGCTAAGTGAAAAATTAGCTGAACAACAAAAACAACCCGATGGTGGCGTACGTATTGTATCGCTGCCATATTGCAGAACTTAAGGAATTAGATGAACCAACCATCAACACGAGCGCAAGTAATCACACGTCGTACATATAATCGCCCAACCTCAGACGACGGAAAACAATTTGAAACATGGGAAGAAACGGTAGCTCGCGTTATTGATCACCAAGAGTGGTTGTGGGAACGAGCAGTTGCACGCGACTTAAATGACGTAGAATACGCAGAACTTTATGATCTTGAGCAGCTGATGCTAGATCGCAAGGTCTTAATGAGTGGTCGTACACTTTGGCTTGGCGGCACTAATGTTGCTAAAACACGCGAAGCCTCTCAGTTTAATTGCAGCTTCACACACGTTGAAACAATCTATGACGTAGTTGACGTTTTATGGTTGCTACTACAAGGTTGTGGTGTAGGCTTTAAGCCCATCGTTGGTACACTAAACGGATTCTCAAAGCCTATTAAGAATATTCGAGTAGTTCGCAGTACTCGTACAGAAAAAGGTGGAAATGAACATAATACCGAAACGTTTGATGCTGAAACCAAGACTTGGACAATCACAGTTGGAGACAGCGCAGAGGCTTGGGCAAAGTCTATTGGTAAGCTTATTGCGGGTAAGTATCCTGCTGATACTCTTGTGCTTGACTTTAGTCAGCTTCGACCTGCTGGTGAAAGGTTAAAAGGATATGGATGGATTTCGAGCGGAGATGCGGCAATTAGTACTGCTTACGTTGCGGTGGCTAATATCCTTAACGGCCGTGCCGACAGTCTTCTTACTCGCATGGATATTATGGATATTGTCAATCACCTTGGCACTATTCTTTCAAGTCGTCGCAGTGCTGAAATCGCTCTTTTTGATTATGACCAGCCGGAGTGGGAAGAATTCGCAGTAGCCAAGAAAGACTGGTGGTTGCACGACAATGCTCACCGCACACAGTCCAATAACTCG